TGCGCATGCCGCCAGCACCGGGGACTATGCGCATGCCGCCAGCACCGGGGACTATGCGCATGCCGCCAGCACCGGGGACTATGCGCATGCCGCCAGCACCGGGGACTATGCGCATGCCGCCAGCACCGGGGACTATGCGCATGCCGCCAGCACCGGGGACTATGCGCATGCCGCCAGCACCGGGGACTATGCGCATGCCGCCAGCACCGGGGACTATGCGCATGCCGCCAGCACCGGGGACTATGCGCATGCCGCCAGCACCGGGAATGGTGCGATATCGGCCGCTCTCGGTGCGAGATCTACGGCGAAGGCCGAGACAGGTGGCGCCATCAGTCTCTCCGCCTACGACGAAACCGTTTTCCCGGCCAAACTAGTCGCGGTGCGATCCTCAATGGTCGGTGACAACGGCATCGAGGCCGGTAAGTCGTACCGCCTGACCATCGCTGGCGAATTCGAAGTCGTCGAGTAATCAGCTTCGGCGGCCGACGACCAACCGGCCGCCTTCACCATATCGAGGAGACCACCATGAATAATCACGCCGTACCGCTTCTTACGATCGATCGCGCCATTGCTGACGGCATATCGCCCCAGCAGTTGCGATGGGTCGCGGAGGCGAACAGGAAGTCAGCAGGCGGCAAGAACGCGCGCCTTGAGCGACAGGCGGCCAATATGATGGCGGTTGCCGCTCGCATGGAGTTGTTGGGTTGTGGGAGGGCAGCATGACAGGCAAACAAGAGACAACCGCGAAAAGCGAACGTCACTTCTTTGATGACGCCGAAGATTTCGCGTACAAGACGGGCGCTTATGCCTCCCGGCCGGTGGCCCTGAAGGCGCTGGAGTGGAAAGAAATTGACTTACGAGTAGGTAAGCCGCCTTTGGTCATATGGGAGGCCAGGACTCCCTTTATGAATTATTCAATTGAAAGAATTATGGAAAGACCCTGGTTCTGTTCTTTCCTTTGTATGCATTTTAACGACTTAGAGGTTGCTAAAATGGTGGTTCAAGCGGACTACGAAAAGCGTATCCGCTCCGCTCTCTCCACCTCCCAAAGCGACCCCACGCCCGCGCCGAAGAACGACCCTGCACCCGAGAAGGGAAGCGGTATACCGTGCCCCTGCACGACGTTCGAGCAGGATGAAGATTGCTACATTGGCTTTCCATCCCTGCTTTGCAGCGCATGCGATGGAAAGGGCGTGGCCGATATTGAAACGGTTACTGCCTTGGCTGCCGAGATGCTGAAGGTTGCCGAACAGGTGGGCGAACTCGAAGACCCGTTTGCGGCTTGGGAGAGCATAGAACTGCTCAAGAGCCAGAACGATCAACTGCGAAAGGACCTGGCGCCAATCGTAGGCAACGCCGAGGCAATAGTCATCACTAGTCAGCGGATAATTGAGGAGTGCGACGAATGACCAGCAAACACTCGGAAGAGACCATCCCCGCGCTCGCACCCGAGATAGCCGTACAATGCTGCATGTGCGGCAAGACTGGTCTTTCGACCGTGGAAGGAGACGGCGGAACTGAATGCCAGCTTTCCGATAAGAGATGGACTTGTAGCGAGGATTGCTATGATCGCGCTACCGAAACACCAATGGATCAAAGTCTATGGCGCTTCTGGAATGAGAAAGCACGTCAGCAGGCGACCGAGATAGCCGCGCTTAGGGCTGAGAACGAGCGATTGCGGTTGATCGAGGATAGCATCATCTCGGCCGAACATGGATATACGGCAGAATACGTCCTCATAAACTACCGGGCTATTCGTCGTGAAATTCAAGATCGGCGCGCCGCCCTCCGTACCACAGAGGAACTGGAGGGGCGGAACGATGGTTGATGAAAACTATAAGATCGATATTCGACCACTGAACTACACGCCACCAAAAACTTCGGTAGCGCATCTTGTGCAGCAGCCTTCATATTTGATTGACGGTTATTCGCTGGCCGATGCCTACATGCGAGATGCCCGAGCAGCCAGGAAGAAGGAGACCAACACATGACAGACATCTTCGTCTTCGGCAGCAACCTTGCCGGCATCCATGGTGCCGGCGCAGCTCGCTTCGCTGTCCTTCACTGCGGAGCAATCTACGGACAAGGCATAGGACTGCAGGGCTATAGCTATGGCATACCAACGAAGGATGAGCGCATCAAGACCTTGCCTCTTGCCGTCATCGCTCGGCACGTAGAGACGTTTCTGAACTTCGCTCGATCTAGGCCTGACTTGACCTTCTACATCACGCCGATCGGTTGCGGTCTCGCCGGCTATAAGCGTCCGCAGATCCGGCCGATGTTCGACGGCATTCCGTCGAATTGCAGATTTGCCGAAACGTGGGAGGATGATGACTTATGAGCAGACACTACGACAATGATAACCAAGAACAGTCGTCAGCACTGAGTGCTCTGCCTCTATTCGCGACAGACCAACAGCTTGCCGTCGCAATCGTCGGCAAGCCGAGAGCGTCAATGTGGGTGAAAACCGTAATTCCGCAGCTTGAGCGGAAGGGCTTCCCGCGCATTGATCCGCTCCACGACGGTCGACCCGTTCCGCTGGTCAGGAAATTCTATGACGGGTATTTTGGCATAACGGCTGGATTTGCGGCCACCGCGCCTGATGGCGGAGAGGACCTAAGCGTATGGAAGAGATCGAAGCGCAAGGCTTGAAGTGGATTCAGCGCAGGGCCAGTCGTACGCCGATATGGGTGGCTTCCGCAAAGGACTATATACCGCGGACGGTCAATCTATCGCATCTTCGCGATGAGCCGGAACAGCTGGCCGCGAAGTGCTCGCTACTGCAGGCTGAAATGAATGCGTGGAAAGCTGGCTTGCGCGATGGAGGCGTCGAGTTTAATGGCACGCTTGGTTCGCTGTTGAAGAAATATCAATCCGAGCCCGATAGCCCTTACTTCGGCTTACGTCCGCACTCTCGTAAGCCCTACGATCACTACCTCCCTAAACTCATAGCGGGCCACGGCGACCGGCATCTTGACAAGATTACCGGTGTCGACCTAAAGCGGTGGCACGAAGCATGGTCAGACGGGGGCAAGCACCTAGCCGCGTCTAAGTTAATGCGCGCCGTTATAGATGCCGCTGTGTCCTACGGTATCATGTGCCGTCTTGAGGCTTGCATTGAGTTGAAGGAAGTTCTGAAAGCTGCGAGTCGGAAACTCCCAAACCCACGCCGTCGCGAAATCGTAATTACGGCAGATCAGGTCATTGCCTTGCGTGCGGCTGCGCACGCCGCTGGACGTCCGTCTAGCGCAATGGCTTACGCCCTCGTATACGAAACAACGTTGCGCCTTTGGGATGTTATTGGCCAGTGGGTTCCTGTTGACTCGCCAGGTATAAGCGACGTGGTGAACCAGCGAACAGGCAACAAGTGGTTCGGCCTACGGTGGGAGGACATCGACGAGTACATGGTGCTTCGTTACGTCCCGTCGAAGACGTCAATGAAGACCGGGCTTGCCGTAGCTTATCCGCTTAGTAAGGCGCAGATGGTTGTCGAGGAGCTGGAGCACTGGCCAGCAGAGATGCGGGTCGGTCCCGTTATCCGTTACGAGAAGAACGGCCGGCCGTACCTTTCTGAGGTCTTCTCCAGCATGTGGTCGGCGGATCGCAAGGCTGCCAACTTGCCAAAGGAGATTTGGGCTAGAGATCTTCGCGCCAGCGGAATTACAGAAGCCCGCGCCGGTGGCATCAGCACCGACGACGCATCAAAGGTTGCTGGCCACGCCTCAACCAAGACGACGTCAGCCGTCTACGACAGGGCGGCGCTCGAGGCCGCGGAGCGGTTCGCAACGGCGCGAACAAAGAGGAGGAACGGTGAATGACCATAGGTCGCATTATCGGCATCAGGGAGGTCATCTCAAATTTGCTTCGCATCATGCGAGGAGGAGGATACGCCGATAGGCTTCTAAATGACATTGAGAGCATCGCCGAATTCACTGTCGCCACAAAAGGTGACTTCGGTTTACGCAGCCGAGCTTTGGACGACATGGTGGCCAGCCTGCAAAAATGGATTCCAGATGAAACTGAACATCCTGACGTTTCTGATTTTGAATACGGAGTCTGCGATGCCGCCCTTCGCATCGTAGCAGCCAGGCTGGACGGAAACGCAACGCAACGCTCAAAAGCGCACAGCGATCTTTGGCGTCATATCCACGCCCAGCAAGAACGTCAGGCAGACGGCATTCGCGCCGACAGGGAGCGTCAAGTGGATAGGCTCGTGGCTGAGGCGCAACTTAGGCATCGGCATCAGGCGTCCGCTGCAAAGGCGAACGGAAAGGTTATGAAGGCTGCAAACGACAACGCGACAAGTTATGTGTATTTCATCACAGACGGTGAGGCCATCAAGATAGGCAAGGCGGACAAACCAAAGTCACGCTTATCCGGACTTCAGACGTCCCACCACAAGCCATTGCGCTTTCTCGCGACGATGCCTGGCGGCGCAGAATTGGAACGGGAGCTCCACGGCGTCTTCGCCCAATTCAGAATACGCGGCGAATGGTTCAAGGACTGCCGTGAAATACGAGATTTCATCAACAGGCACGGCGACCATGGGAAGCAAAAGACTGAGCCAATGAAGGCCGCATAACGCGCCTTGTAACGCTACATAACGCGCCTAAGCAATATCAATAACTTAGGCGCGTTAATACTTAACCGATTGTTAAATGTAAGCCTTTGAAATGTTTAAACAGCGTTATTATTTTTTGATTGGAGCGTTACCGAGTTTATTCTAGCTTTGTTCTCATTCACTTTTACCCATCGATGCAATCAGCATACATTTGTCACTTCTTAACAACACCCACCTAATACCGGTATCCTGAGTTGATATCCGTATTGCCCAACCAAAAGTTTAGGTTATTAATACCGTTGGGCTTAGACACCCTGATCACGAATAGAAGTCGCGCGCATGCACGATTCGAACCCGTGCGCAGCCTAGCGGCTGGCGCATACGCCAAGGCTTTACGGCCGGGGGCGGTGCGTCATGTCCAGGCTTCGGCTAAAAGCGTCCGGCTTATCTTTGTGATAGGTGTCTAACCCCCGGCTCGGCGCCGTTCAGCCGAATTAGTTGGGGAACTAAGAAAATGCTACTGGAAGTACAGGGGGCGTCGTGCAGCAGACGAAGACGAGTCTATTATGCCGAATGGACGTTCGGGGTGGGAACGTCAGTAAGATATAGCGATATGGGCGCAATCGTGCTGTCGCGCCACAGGACAATGACTGGGAAAGAATTCTACAATATCTGGATCGCAGACGAGCGCGCCAACATTCCATATCGATGGGTGTTCGGCTGTTCGCTTAAATAGAAAAAGCCCGCGCCAGGGGTGGGCGGGCTAATTAGTGCGGATCTGTGATGCGGGAAGGTTACGAGGCAGTGAGGATCTCGCGCCTGATATATGCAGACGCCAGCCTGGTTTCGCCGTTTTGCAAATCGTCGTCGGCCCACTTACCCGCCATCATGGCACAGCGCTGGCGCTCTGCCATGATGGCGCGAGCGATGACAGCAACAGAGCTACCGCCTACGTTATCAAGCTCAATAATGGCATGCACAAACGCAGCGTCCGCCGATCTCATGATGTCTTTCGGAATATCACCCATATCGTCGCAACGCCTCTTCGATCTTGCCGTGCAGCTCGTTGATCGCTCCGTCGTTCAAGATCACGAGATCCTCATCGCCGCAGCCGCGTTCCGATTCGTGGTTGCCAGCAATGCCGCCCCTGCCCACGAGCTTTAATATGTCTCCGCCGTTTTTGCGGACAACTGCAGCCTCGTTTGGAAACCGGCAGTCGTCAGTGACGACACGACCGCCGTCGGCCAAAACTTCACGAACTCGATGCTGCCAAAGACCGATCCAAAATTCGGGATGAATGCAGTTTCTGCCCCATTCCGTTCCGAGTGTCTGCATGGCGTGACGCGGCGTCTTGCCAAACAGGAAGATGTTCGAAGTCTCCTTCAGACTGCCTTCGATCTCTTCCTCGCCGAAGCCAATCGCGCGCATCATATCCTTCAGTGGGCCGGCGAATTTGACTAGCTTGTAACCGAGTTGCTCGACAAGATAGCGAGTGGCTGTCGACTTACCGCTACCCGCCACTCCGGTGAAGGCAACTACGTCAGGCAGGTTGTCGTTGGTTGACACCTTCCCAATAGCCACACCAAGAGCGCGCAGCTCGTACGGAACATTGTCGTTGGCAGGCTTTGCCGGTGTCGTACACGGCACGCCGATCAGATCACCTTCGACGGTCCATGGTGACCAGTTGTCAGAGTTTGCCATCATTGTGTTTTGTCCTCTGCGTATTGTTTCGCTTCCTCAACCGAGGCGAACGGCCTTCCTTCGAAGGTGACTGACTTACCCATGGCGGATGACAGGCCGTATCCACGCCTGTCGACAATCGCATGAGGAATGCCGTCTGCTGTGTAGATGTGTGAAAATCCGCGCTTCTTCTTTACCCACTCCACGCTCACATCTTCTCCTCTAGGATTGCGGTGATCATCGCGCTAAAGATGCGCGGAATGTCTTCTTCGTAGGTGCCAGCTTCACATTGCTGCCCGGCAGCCGCCATAGCCAACGTCGGTTCACGCGCCGATTCGAATGCAGCCCTAGCCAACTCGACAAAGTGCGCCTTCACCTGTTCGGTGGCCTTATCCCACGGCGGCCTTCCTGAAGCTGCCGCAGCGTTGCGGGCGTACATCGCCTTGGCTGCGGTCTCTAGTATGGTAATCATGGAGATTCCTTCCGAGTCGACGGTCTCTACGAGTTTTGTCCGTTCATAGTCGAAAACGGGACCAAGATTTAGCGCCCGCAAGCTTTTCGCTAGATCGTCTGCCCATGCCGCCGCATTCCTCATGTCGGCGCTTGTCTTCGCGTGCAGGTCCATATCCATCATACCTTCTCCTCTTCCTTCACAGGAGCCCTACGGCGCGGTTCCTCTGGTGCAGGCGCCAACGGCTGGTCTGGTACGAGCAACGCCCTCAGCGAGCCAAGGCGGTCGGCGACGAGCGGACGGAATCGCGTGGCACGGAATGGCATTTCATCCGCACCGTAGCCGCCAGGATCATCGCCGCGCGTTACCTCGGCCAACCGCACACCGATGAACTCGCCATCGACATAGTGAACGTACGGCCCGACCCATGACAAAGTGTAAATCTCGCCTTCGCTGATTCCTTGGTCGATGCTGACATGCTGGAACTTGGCATCAATGCAGACGACTTTTTGTCCAACGTAGAATTGGTTCACGCCGCCATCCTCACGCTGTACGTATCTCTCGACAGAGCTTCGAACGTCCAAAGAAACTCCCGCTCTGCAATTGCCGGCGACCAGCAACCAATTTTAACGCCCAATGGTTTATCGTGGCGAGCATGCCAATCCATCGGCTGCATATTCACGAGTTCGTCGCCAATGACGCGCGTATCTGCCTCGTGCACGGCATCAGGCATAGCAGACGGCAAGCCGAAACGTTCGGCAATCACCAGCCAGTTGCGCTGCTCGATGGCCTTGTAGTTCGTCAACGACGGCTTGAGCGGTCGCGGAACGTCGACGCAGAACGCCTCCGTGGCGTCGTGCAGCAAGCCGTAGAGCGCGGTAAGTGGGCCGTATTCGCGAAGCAGCCAGCGAGCAATGTGCACACTGTGTTCTGCTACCGAATAGAAGTTGAGGCAGTGGCCGGCATAGCGGCACTGCAGACTCAATGAATGAGCGATGTCCTCAATAAAGACTTCGTCGGCGCGTGGATCGCACGGCCAGTACTTTCTGGCTGTGTAGGTCTGCATGAACTGGCCAGTTCGCGGCAGGTTTTCGTTCCAGTCGCGCTTATCCTCCGTCCCGCGACGCAGCCCGATATACATGCCGCGTTCGCCACCAACACCAAAGCCAGCCGATGCACCGCTCTCGTCGAGAGGCACGTTATCGTTGGCCGCCAAATACTTTTCGAGCGGGCCATCGCCATCCGGGTTATACTGCTTTTGAGAAAAGGTCATAACTGACATCACGCAGCCTCCTTCATCTCGTGGGCAGAAGGCCCATTAATCTCGATCGTCCCCACAGGACCACCAGACACGTCATCATCGAAGACGCCGACAACCAACCGGCCAGTGTACCAAGCCAGCGTATCGAAGTTGCTGCGACCCCTGAATAGGATCGGGCCATCCTCGTGCTGGTGGTGGCCATGGACGACATGCAGGTCGCTGCCGCCGAAGACGTAGCCGTCCTCAGCGCCGTCAGGGTAAAGCATCCATGTATTTTGGTGCTCGTCTTGTTCATCAAGAGACCGGTAAGACTGCACGCCTGCGTGCACGAACAGACGCTTGCCGTCGGTATGGATGACAGGCAACGAATGCATCCAGCGCAGGTGTTCTTGAGGCACGAGCGCAAGAGCATCTTTCGCAGCGTCACCATGTTTGGCACCGTACGACACCAGCGTCGCACCGCCACCGTTCGGCAGCCACCAAGACATAGCGCCCATGCAACCGGCAATCATAATCTCTTCGTGGTTGCCACGAAGGCAGACCCATGTCCAGCCAAGCGCTTGCGGGCCTGCCATAAGCGTTTCGATGATTTGCCTTGAGGCAGGGCCGCGGTCGACATAATCGCCGGTAAAGACGACCGTGCCACCACCAGACTGGTGTTCAATGTGCGATATTGCGGCCTTCAGCAGGTCGTGGCGGCCATGAAGGTCCGCGATGACGTAGGTTTTGGTCATGAAGTCTCCTCTTCGTGGTGGTGCCTGCCGATTGGTGGTCGGCAGGTGGTGGTTATTTCTTGCTCCAGTCACACAGATCATCGTGATGGATGTGGCACCTGCGGCAAATCTGCGGCTGCATATCCCAACCGAATTCGAAGGCGTGGCCATCAAATCCTTTGCAAGGTCGCGGAACGTGCAGCATCGATAGAATCCACCTGATCAAGCCGCTACCCTCACTGGTTCATTGTCGTTACCTGCCTCATATTTTGAAGCGCCCATGACGCGAGCTGCCGACAGGATGACGCGACCGTCCTCGCCGAATTGTTTGTGGTACGTGATTACCTTGGCGGATCGACCAGATAGCCAGTTCGAGCCGTAGGCATCCGGCGCGGCCAGAGTCTCGTGCTGCTCGACCTTCATGAGGTCCGTGGTCTTCAGCTCGTCGGAATGCTTATGGCCAGTGTGAGCATAGCTGAGGCTCGTGCGCCCGTAGACCTTGCGGAACTTCCCGACGAGGATGGAGTCGACATTCTTGACTCCTCGCCTGTGACCGTGATGATAAAACAGGGAAACAACACCGTGCTCAATCACGGAGTAGGTGCCTGGATTTGTATCAACGGTAACCCGTGGCTCGTTGTCGTAGAAAGCCGCAAGCATCTCACGTAGCCACACCTCGCCGGCAGGATCGTGGTTGGCGTCGCACATGATCACGTCCAGCTGCTCATGTTTTTCGAGCAGCATGCGGATGACGGTACGCACAATTCTGATGGCCGATCTAACCATTTTCGGATAACGCGAGTCGCTGTCCAGCAGATGCCCATGCTCCGGCGTCACGCTCTTAAACGAGTCATAATGTAGAAAATCACCGAGCTGCGCAAACACGGCCCGCTTAGCGGCCGGCGACTGCGCAATGGCCGCAGCGAACCAGTCGATAACCAGCTGCTCACCGATCCGCAGATCATAGTCGCCACCACCGGTCTCCTCGTTCCACGCCAGCGCGCCGAGATGATGGTCGGTGATCGTGTATTGGTTAAGCAGATCGTCGAGAGTGTGCGTTGGTGCGGCTACCGGCTCAGCGCGCGGCAATTCGTCCTTGAGCGCATCCACGGCAGCACGCAACGCGGCAAGCTGCTGTTCCTTATCCTTCTCGACGATATCCCATCGCGCGATCGTGCGACCTTGGCCATCGGACAGGTTCGAAATGCGCTTGTGCGCGAAGCCTTCCGGCATCTCGAACACTTCGCCCGGTGCTTTGGTTTGCTTCACCCACGCGCCATCTTCTGTCTTGCTGGCAATCGACTTGATAGCGAATCCCGGCAACACCGGTTTCGTGCCAAGCATGCCGCGCTCTGCGGCGCGCTTCAGCCTTGTGCAGAATGTCTGTCTCGGTAGACTAAGCAGCAAGGCTGCGGCAGTCTTTTCGCCTAGCGCGATGAACGCGTCTGCGGCTTCTTTTGCGAGTTCGTCGCTAAGTGGTGGTGTCGGCATTATACAGCCTCGATCCAGTGAGTGTTGTCGCCATAGGTCTTGCACATCTCATTAGCTATCCATTGCGCTGTGCGGCGCTTGTGCGGCCCGCGACCATATTGGACATCGTTGCCCGACAGAACGCAGCCGCTTGTTGCCTTGAAATTCCAAGCAACTGCATACCGTTTGACGCCAAGTGCGTCCCTCAACCATTGAAGCATTTCAGGATTCCTTTATCTTAGATGTCGGCTCTTCCGGTTCCGGCCCAAGCCGTTTAAGGCCATACCAGCAGCCGACAGCAACTCCAGCAAGCAGTCCAATAAACGCGTAAACGACACTCATTGCGTCACCAGTGCGGGCGGTTCTGGCTGCTTAGGCGTATCGCCGCCGCGCTGGCCTTCTTCGGCGAAGCCTGGCGACGAATCGCCACCCATGGTCATGCCGACACCAGTGCCATTAGCCTCCGCTGCATCCTGTGCGGCCTGCAGTTGGTTGGCTGTCTGCGCCGTATACGGCAGGCGGTAATAGCGCGGCTCGCCGTTGCCTGCGTCGAGGAGCACGTAGATTGCCTTGTCGACATCGATGCGCGCACCAAGCACCTTGTATTGGCCATTGGTGGGTTGCCAGGGTGCGGCGTGGCCGAGAGTGATGAATGCGGTAGGTGCGGTGAGGATGGCGACCAGAAGGAAGGCTATGGCTTGGCGTTTGCTGCCGAACCATGTGATGGCGCCGATCGATAAGACGAATCCTAACCAGAGGGTAATCGCTTGGGTCATGTGATCGACCCCTCTTTGAGCTTTAGGTATGCATCAATGAGTTCTTCACGTCGCTTGAATCCAGTTTGGCGCTCGATGAGTCCATCTTCCATATTAGGAGTGTGGTCATCGCCTCCGAAGATTGCAACTTCAGCAAATTGCTCAACGCCAACCAGATTAAATCGGAAAATGTGCTTAACTGAGATCACACCTTCACCGCTAGGAATGTGCACGCTCATTTCGCCTGGCATATCGGCTAGGCTCTCACGCAGTTCGCTAACAAGCATCACCCTCTCCTCTTCATCTGTTTGAAAACTTGGTTTGCCGAGTCAGCAACAACCTGACCGCCAGCCACACGAAACCGGATAGCAGTTCGCTCCTGACCATTCTTCATGATATCCAACTCGCCGTGCCACACGGTCGCGCCGTCGGCTAGACGCACATCTACGGATACCGGCATGGGTAGCGTCGTGCATGTGTAGCAGCGGACATTAATGGCATACTCGCCGTCCGGAAGGCCGCGTGTGAAGGCGGCCTCCATGTTAAGAGGAGTTGTGTCATTGGTGTTGCCGAGATCATCACGCAAAAGGCTCCACACTTTTCCGGACTTGTTGCTGTAGCCTACGGCGAAGTCGTCGGCGTAGGACACCCACAAATCAACGTCATCGTTGCCTGCTGGCCAGTTGATTGTGGCTATGAGGTTGCCGGGTTGGCTGATGGGGTCGGCTTGGGCTGTGGGGTTGACCTGTGCTAGCACCAAGACGACGAGGGCGACAAGGCCCAAGAGCATATTCATGAGAAGGTCACGTATGAGGATTTGGGTCATGACGATACCGCCATAAATACCCAAAACGCAGACAGCATCGCCGCCAGAAAAAATAAACCCCACTGTCTTTTGATGGCAAACGCTACCGACACCAACGCGTTAAATGTTGCAGATGCAAAGTATAGTGCCACCACACCCATCACACCTCCTCCGACTTAGCACCAACAACCCACGCGACCATCGACACCCACAGCGCCGCAATGGCGCCCACCAGCGTCGAGCAGAACGCGACGCCCATGCCGGCAAGTAAACTTGCCGCAACGCGCTGTACGCCTTCCGCTGAGCCAAGGGAGCCTGTGTCGATGTGCTGAAGGGCAATAATGAATCCGACGACATTGCCGATCAGGCCAAGCGTCACGAGCCAGACTTCCAATCGTGCCAGATGCTCAGTTCGTCCGAAGAAGACGGCGACAAGCCCAACCGCAGCAATGGCGGAAATACCGTAACTGATATGGCTCACATCATGTGTGAAAACGAAACTGACGTATCCCATGACGGCGGCCCAGACGATGAGCGCAAGCCAGCAGGTGTTGAGGACGATTAGGCGGGCGGTCACCGTCGAAAAGCGTGGAAATTTGGCGTTATGGCTAGCGGCCATCGCTGCGTTATCCATCACTTCACCCTCCCCAATAGAGAGCAAACAACCGACGACGGCACGACCATGCTCAAGCCGATATAAGACTTGCTGTCATTCGCGCCGGGGACGCCAAGCACGCCGACGGCGATTCCGACGAGTTGGCCTTGCTCATCAAAAACAGGCCCCCCCGAATTGCCCATGATCACGGTAATGTCGGTGACGAATGCTGACTTCCATGCGGGGAGCATTTCTCTGGGTTCTCCGGCGATCTTGCCGAATGTGGAGATGAATTCCAAACCAAGGGGATTGCCGACGGCGGTAATGGTGTCACCGACATGAGCGGTGCGGCAAGAGAGAGTCGCGGCTGGAATGTAGGCAGCGGATCGCAGCAAGGCGATATCGTAGGTCTTGCTGGCCCACAGAACGTCTGCCGTGGTTTCCTTGCCGTCTCTCTCTTTGATCTTCACGCCAGTGGCGTCGCCGACGACGTGGGCGGCAGTGACGATGAAGCCATTACCGATCGACACGCCGGAGCCTAGGCCGTTCTCGACAAGCACCTTGACTGTTGCCGCATCGGTGATGGGCGGCGTCTTGACGTAAGCGGCGCGCTCTGGTGTGACGGTGGATGTGATTGGTCGTGGCGTTCCCGCCAGAGAGTAGACGCCGCCAAATAGAACGGTGGCCAATGCTACAACTGCAATGCCTGCATATCTGTAATATCTCATGGCGGTCTCCTCTTCTGTGGTGGTTTGGTGGTAATTGCTACACTATTTCAATTTGACAAATTTGTCAAGATGGACGACTGCAAACGGTGTAAACACAAACGAAAAAAGCCCCGCCACCGGTTAGGGTGACGGGGCTTGATTAGCGCGTCGTCGTGCGGCGCGGTGGATTTTCATAGAGACGATCTAGACGATCGCTGAGGCCAGCTAGCCCGCTATCGAGGCGGCTGCCGACGGTTTCAATCGCTCGCATAATCTGGTTGGTCTGCTCATGCATGCCAGCCTTGGTGGCGAAGTTTTCAGCGGCGTGAACCTTATGCTCGGAAAGGTCTTTGTCGACCCCGTCTAGCTTTTCGCGCAACGATACGAACTTGCCGTCAAGGAACTTGAACACACCAAAAATCGTGCCGAATACGGTGATGCCGAACAGCACCACGCCCATCAGTTCGGCGCCGGTCATTTATTGCCGCCTAACCTGGAGTCGCGGTCGGCGTAGAAATCACGCAAAGCGCTCTTGCCGCGCCCACATTCGATCAGCGACTTGCGATCTTGCCGCCAGAACTTTTCAGTCTTGTTCTGGGTAAGTGGCGCCATGCCGATATCTACTGGCTGGTCGCAATCCTTCGTCAGCGCGCTGTCGGGAGCGGAAAGCTTCGGCGGTTGCGGCGGCACTACCAGTCTATCGGATCTGGTTAATGCGCCGCACGCTGTCAGCGCCAAGAGCAGGCTTGTCAGCATCAGGGTCTTGATCAGCTTCACGCTGCAGCTCCTCGATTTGGGTTTGAAGGGATTGGTTGGCGGCCTGCATCTCGGCTATGTGCCTGGCTTCTGCGGCTTTGGCGGCGTCGTTCACGGCGCTCTGGCGCTCGATCTCGTCGGCACGGGCCGTGGCTGCTGCTGCCTTCATGGAAGCGATCTGTGCCGTATATTTCAACTCGGCACGACCGTAGCCACGGTGGTCGCCATAGGCATATGTGCCGCCGAATGCACCAACGGACAGCAGAGCAATCACAGCCCATGCCGCCAGATCACTGCCACCAAGCAGTTTCGCAATAATGGAGATCATGCCGGCAGCCCCGAAACGCAGATTTCGGCCTCGCCAACTCGTTGGGCGTCACCCATTTCGCGACGTTTCACGATGCCATCAACAATGATGCCACCCGCCTTATTAAAGGCGGTCTGGGCTTCGCAGCCTTTGCGATATTGACCAGCCATATGAAGGCGGGTTGCAGTCGAGCCTGCCATTCCCTTCTTGGATGCGACGGAACCGACGCCGAAATTATACGCTCCGGAAATCATGGCAGCCTGAACGCCGATCGGGAATGTCGTGAAGCCTGGAACGCCCCCGACCAGCGGCAGGTAATAGTCGTTATAGATCTGCTCTCGAGTCATAGCTTCACATTCGGTCTTGGTGAATCGCATGCCGGGTTTGACCGGCTTGCCGTCGATCTGTGTGATGCCGGCGCAGATATCGTAGATCTTGGCGAAGCGATCCCAATGCGACTGAAGTACCATGCCCTCCCACGGCAATATCAGCTTGTCGGTCGCAAGGATTACTGCTGGCGGGAGAACACTAGGCGATGTATCGCGCTGCGACTGCCATCCACCAGCAACGGCAGCAATGATAGCAGCCGCAATGGCAGCCTTGCCGCGCTTCGTAGCGATGATCTTATTTATCGGCATCAATGCCTCCTTGGTCGATGATGCGCCCGATTGGCGACAGGCAGAGAATTGCGATTGACAGCCAATGCGGTATGCGGCCATCAAAATACGGGACGATGTCCGGAGCTAGCGCCAGCAGACCGCTGGCATAGACCGGCCACATGGAGTAGGCGCGCCAAAGCGCCCGCCCCGGTCTGGGTACGAGTTTCAGTTTTGGGGCTTTGAGAGCCACGGCCATTGCTCCGTATGGAAGATGTCGGGATAATCGGTGGAGATGCTACAGCCCGCAAAGCACAGGGCACGCAGATATGTTAAATTATATTGCCGGCACTCAACCAAGAGCGTATGGCTGCCTCAGCGCAATACACGTACATTAAAAGTTGGGGCTACCGTGAAAAAGCTTGCATTGTTCGTTCCGCAGATCCGGCATCTTTGGGAGGATCGCATTAAGCTCATTGAGCAGCGCGACAGCCTGCACTCAGACAATGAACTGCTCAACGCAGAAGTCGGTGCGCTAAAGGAAACTCTTCAACAATACCAAAATACGCATTCACAATTGACCGAGAAAATCACTGAGCTTGGAACAAGCACACCAGAGGTGACGAAGCCTAAGGAAATGTTCTATCTCCCAAGCAGCGTCTTTTCTGGCGCCGGGAGCGATGCGTATATGACACATTCATATCCAGTCGCCTCAGATTTTTTTCATCCGTCATTCAAGGCCTTTCTGGCCTCGATCAACCATCGCTTCCAAATGCACAGGAAGTTGTGGGAATTTGCCTTCATCGAGCACAAGCTTAAGGCAGCCGGGATGCTCGCTGAGGACAAGAGCGGTCTGTGCTTCGGCGCAGGCCAAGAACCATTACCAGCGCTCTTCGCCGCCAAGGGCTGCACTATTCACGCAACTGATGCGCCAGCGGAAATCATCGGCGAAAAATGGACGGCGACCAAGGAATTTTCACGCGGCATCGAGGACATGAGTTACCGCGGCATGATCGACGAAGAGACGTTCTTCAAGCGCGTTTCTTATTCGACTGCTGACATGAACCACATCCCATCAGATCTGACCGACTTCGATTTCTGCTGGTCCGCCTGCTGTCTGGAACACCTCGGCAGCATCGATCTTGGACTAGAATTCATCGCCAACAGCCTGAAGACGCTTAAGATTGGCGGCATCTCGGTACAGACTACCGAGCTAAACCTTTCTTCAAGCGACGAGACCGTGGAAACGGGTGAGACCGTCCTCTATCGCCGCCGTGACCTTGAGGCATTTATCGAGCGCATGCGAGATGAAGGTCATGAGGTGGAGGCGCTGACAGTGTCGCCGCCAGCCACCCCAATAGATCACCATGTTGATGTGCCGCCATACAGCCAAAACCCGCATCTCAAATTGCTGCTCGGCCAATATGTGACGACATCTGTCGGGATCGTTATTCGCAGAGGGCGCTAGCGCCCTCTATTCCAGACCTGGCGTTCTAGCTTCCCACGAAAACGAAAGCGCCGAGGTGGCGACGACTTGCGATGTGCGAATGATGAATTGCGTCGAGGTGATATCCGCCGCAGCCGCCCACCAACCGGTAACGCCGGAAACGCCCGGAGACGTTATGGGCTTGATGTTGATATCCTGAATGTTTGGCGTGACCGGCAGCCCGTGGGTAATGGCAATAGCTGCATTACCAACAGTTACGGAAGCGGTCCCACTGGTTCTGCTCTGATATCCAAGGTTGTTCTTGATGACCTTGGAAGTGAGCGTCATGCCATCGATCATCGCGCCTGTAACATTGCCAGTCAGGTTATTTTCGGCAATGCAAATATTAGCGGTAGTACCAGAGGCGAGCAGATTGATGCCATAGCGCTGATTGTTCGTGCCACCGACTGCATAATCCAAGCCGCCAGAGCCGATGAAGTTACCATCCAAAGTAACGTCAGTGACGCCAGAGCCGATGTTCACGCCATCGTAAGCGGCGCTCGTGACTCGGCTATTATTGAAAATTTGAGCTTTCGAGAAAGTGACCTTTCCAGCCGCCGCAAGGGCAACGCCATGTTGGACGTTGTTGCGGATGATGCCGCCTTTCCACGACATGCCATAGACCGCAGCAGAAATAAGAACCCCAGATCCTGCATTCGCTGCAGACCAGCAATCGGTACAGCTGATATTTGCGATGATGCCTGACGAGTTGAAATGCCATCCAGCGGCACCACCGGAATCGGCGAGCACGTTATTGAAAAGGCCAAAGATAACCCTCTGACCGACCGCAGGGGCGAAAAGAATGCCTTGATTCGTGCTGCCAACTGCATCCACGTCGTGGATATATAGCCCGGATACACTCGCGAATTTCATACCAATATTACAATTGGAAAGAATGCCATGCGACAGGAAAACATCGTTCGGCATGCCTGTACCACCACCGCAAAGAATGCCAACGTTGGTGCAATCGCGGATATAGAAATTTGAAAGCTGCTGGTCGATGCTTTGGTTTGTATTATTGGCCTCAAAGGCGATGCCGTTGTAGCCACCATAAACGTAGATGTCATCGAGAACGATAATATTCGCGATCTCGATCAAGCGGATTGCAGCGCCAGAGGTTTGCGTGACGGTCGGCTTGATCGTCATCCCGCGAATGGCAACGCTATCAATGCCGGCGACAGAGCCGATAGTAAAGCAATCACCAGACGCAAAAGCCGGTGCAATCGTAGTTACATTTTTACCGGCGCCTTGGATGGTATAGCCAGTAGCCGCAATCACAATTGGAGAAGTAGTCTTGTACGTGCCGGCGGGGAAATAGATGTGCTTCGCCATTACAATGGCGGCATTGATTGCCGCCGTGTCATTGGCTGACCCATCGCCAACAGCACCAAACCACTTGACGCTCACTTGACCAACGAACACGCGCACCCAGCAGCCGGCAGTAGCGGCTATCGCCGTATCCTTGACATAGATGCCCTGCTGCGTGTCTGCGGTAACTTGGGCTGAATAATTACCAGTCAGCCAAAGAAATGTGCCTTCACGGCCACTTTCCTTAAGGTAGGCCGCCATAATTTTCGTCGTATCGATGGCAGCGAGAGCGGTGCGGGACGCGACAATAGCGACAACGGATGTTGCTTTCAGAAATTGGAGGCCACCAGCGGTCGATCCATCGTGGAGCGAAACAATTCCGCGCTGATGGTCGACGGTCACTTCACGAGTAGGGCCGATATAAGCGTCAAACGCTGCGGTATTAGCAAGGTCAGCGGCTCCAATGCCGGCAAGTCTACGGGGTACACGCGTCATCAGGAATTCCAGTCATATCCGGGGTCGGAAGGATCGCTGTCAAAATTGAAGTCGTAGACAGCGGAATTGAGCATGTCGGCGTACATCGCGGCCTCTGTGGCCGACGCCTGTGCGGCGTTTGCTTGAGTGGTTGCTCGGTCTGCCTCGGTTTCGGCGTCGTCCCTAATGGCTTCAAGGGCGGACAGCAGTGCGGAGGCCATGTTGTCGGTGAGAAGACGGAAGTCGCCGCCACTTTTAAAGCCAGCGAGCGTCATGTCTGCGCGAAGCGCCCCCACATCCGGATCGAACCCTGTATTGGTTCGTATCCTGAGGCTAGCGCCCCCATTAAAGCTGACGTAGATTGGGGTAGCAGTCGTCGTCAGATTCAGGGTAAACACTGCGAGGATCAAATCCGAGATCGGAATGAGTGTCGTGACGGCAATATTGTTTGCCGTACCACCGACAATGTCAGCCTTGAGGAAGGAATATGGCAGTTCGCCAACCCTTACCCATGCGCCGGAGCCCGAGTCTCCGATCTTTTTATAGATGCCATTATTCCCGGTCGCCGGATCTGCGATCACCCACGCCATCGCATAAGAAGAGTGTGCGAGATCAAAATTCATCTCGGCGCGTGTGGAATAGATCAGCCCCCCCGCCGTCGTGAAGGCACTCATGACATCTTCGTAGGATGTCAGAAGTGCCCTGATCTGGGACTTATCCGGTTGGTACGGATTGGACGCAGGTCCATCCGCATACACCGTCGCGGCGTTTGGTGAGAACGTCATGTAATTTTCCTAAGAAAAAGCCCGCGCAAGGCGGGCATCAGGTGACCGTAAAGGCGCCAGTTGCAACTTCCGTTGCTGCTACTCCAGATCGATTGAGTGCAACAATCCATCCATACCTAACTCCGGCAGTCAGCGTAATCGTGCGGCTATCGAAGCTGCCAGGCGCGCCGTATTCAGGAGGGCTTATTGCCGTTGCTGTCGAGAACGTGTTGACCGTGTTCCAGTAAAGGCGAGAGCCGACATAGTTTGCGCTGTTTGGCGCCGTCCAATTGAACGTCGCATTACCGGTTCCTGGCGAAACCGAAACGCCCGTCACAACGCCTGTCGGCGTCGGATCTGCCGTCGAATGGATTTCCTCAGTTGTTGAGCGAGGCCCGTACGACCCATTCGAGCCGATATAGCCAGCCTGAACGTCCAAATCGACATCAACCGGCACGGCGCCGGTATTCAGTTCTACGAATCCACCAGAGGCTGCCCAGTCAGGAAACTGTTGTTCAACCCACGCTCCGGGGCCGCCAGAGCCAGCATCCGTCAGCCTGTAAAACACGACGGGCGTCCAGTAAGACCATTCCGGGTCGACAAGGACGACACGAAGATAGACAGAACCGCCGTTCGCCTTCGCCTGCACAGTATTGATGACAGCTTGCGCTATCTCCGAAGAGCCGAGCTGATTTGGAACAGGCGGCTGCGCCCCCTCGTCCGTGGCTGGCGTCCAGTCGTCGATATTGTCAGGGTGCTGAATGATGTCCATCGTAAAGCCGCCCTGTGTAATGGCGAGCGTGGCCTTGCGATTTTCAATCACCTTCCCATCAAGACGCGGCAAGCGGATAGGCGACGAAAGCCGTACCCATCGGCTATAAATGGCGTTCAAGCCCGAAAGCCGAACATCGATCGAACCCTTGACCTTTTGCTGCACACGCAGCCAGTCGCGCTTTCCAAGGCGTCTCGCCTGGCGCCATTGCTGGCAGAACTTGTAATCGCCTTCCTGCGACAACACACGGCCAGCTGTTAGCTGCGCAGCCGTGTCTTCGAAATAGTCAGTATCGCAGGTGGAATAGCCAGTATCTGGATAGGTGAATTTCGGCACAAGCCGATTGCACTCATCCTCAAACAGGACGTCATATTGTATCTGGTGGCCGATGAGATCGGCGTCAGACAGTGTTTCGACACGGCTCTCGCGGAACTTGCCAACGGTAAGCAATAGCGCGCCGTCGCCACGTTCGCACATCCATCCATCACAAGAGGCAAGGATTGCGTTCGTACCGACCTTCGGGCCGTTCTCCGTCGTATCCCAGCCGCTGCACTCATAGCGCTTCTCGGTGCCGCCAGCCGCAAGGGGGATATCCTCGTCGCAGATGTCAGCTTCCTCGATCCACATATCGAGCTCTGGCAGGATGGCCTTGGTGTAGTCGCGGCGATTGCCGAATTCATTGAAGCATTCGTGCCAGCACAGGCAAAGAGCGCTGTTGCGCGTCCATGTCCATGTAGATGGATCGGTCGGGCTTTGAGCAGGATCGCGAAAATCCCAGCACAACGCACCATCGATCTCGACGGAGACCTGTGGAGCGCTATAAGGAAAGCGCTTCTGTTGATTCTTTGCAGCCGTGGACTGGGCAATCATGGCGATCGAGGACTGCCCGTCGCCACGGTGATTGCTGGTCCAGACGCCGGAAGACGTAAGTTTGTCGACCAACGGCGTATATGCCGTCTCGGTCGATGCTCCTAAGCGCGTCAGAAGCCGGACATTGTTGCCGTACCGCCCATTATCATCGTTGGTCGTAACGCCATCGACATCGAGGAATACTTCATCATCATGAAGCCAATAGCGGTTGATCGACTTGACCTTGTGGCCGACAAGCGCCTGAACGGCATATAGAAAGTCGCCGCTCGCCTCCCAAAGCATGTATGCGCCAGCTATGCGATTACGGCCCACGGCCCAGATGCGATATGGTGTGCTCTGCGTCTTTGGGACGCGGCCGCTCTCCGGGTCCGGTGGCTTAGGAGCCATCAACGCCGAGATGCCGACCGTCAGTGCAGTTGTGGCGACCGCCGCAAGAACCGACGCGTATGAAATTGTGGCCGCGCCGATCGTGAAACTACCCGTCACTCCCAAGGAGACGAAAATCGGCGTAAAAATGGGATCGTATGCTGGCGGGATCGGCATAAGCGACGTGCTGCTATAAAGGTAAAGTTCGCAGCCGCGCCGATAGACTTCCTCGGAAGTCATGTTTTCGTAATGGGTCTTGAGGCTCATACGGCAAGGCTCCACGCAGCAACGAAATCAGCCTTCACCGCGCGGACACCAGCGGGGCCGAGCGTTGCCCAAAGCGGGCCAAACCTGATCGCGCCTATCTCTTTTGTGTCGCCGTCAAGCCCGACTGGCGCACGTATGACGCCGACGTCACCGTCGGATAGGTGATCAACGCTGACGTAGCCCAACGGCCCTAGGCGGGCCGCTATGAAGGCAACGATGCCGCCAGCAGCATTAAGGATGGCGTGGGCTCCTTCAGCATCTCGGTATGTGCCGCGAAGATCCTCTGCCGGGTCGACTCCAGTGACTTCGTCAACCCAACTCGCGCAAAATGTCGTGCAGTCGTCGCCGCCCTGCCCGCCCCACCGAAACCGGTGCGACGGCTTCTCAAGCCACTCTCGCAATGTCATTGAATTTCCTTGCCGCTATGCGGTCAGTAGTTCGGCCAGACCGGAGCTATGCCGCGCGAAAGGCGCTGAACCTGCTTGCAGAAGTCATCAGTCGATGAGAGCGCCTTTTGCTGCGCATCCGACCACAATGTCTTCGCCGGGCGTGAACGCGATATGCTGCCTGAAACGGCGGAAAGGCTTAGCGTCAGGGATGGAGAACTATCGCCTGCTGCTGCTTCGCTGGTCTCACTTACGTGGGAGGCAGTGCCGCGCCAGATCGGGATTACCGACCCCATTGGCTGATAATAGTCATCCAGCGTCATGATGCCGATTTGAATTGCCGCGCCGCGTACAGGCGGTAGGCTGTCGATCGCCTTAGCCGCTGTCGCGGGATCAATGCCGCTCAAGGAAAAGTCGACACTATCGGCCGTGCCGTTTATCAGGCTTTCCAACGTGGGGATGCCAAGCAGACGCCCGCCGCCCATATAAACGGTTCCGTCTGGATCGATGCTGTCAAAGCGTGCTGGTATATCGTTGATGCCGAACCAGATGTGCAGGGCAGGATCTGTGTCGACACGCAAAAAAATGCCAAGCTGATAGCTGCCTCGCGTTGCCGCGATTACATTGTCCGGTATCCAGCCCATGCGGACTCCAGAAATAGTAAAGGCCCGCGTGAGCGAGCCTGATATGGAAGGGAAATTTGCAGACGATCAGCGGTAGCTAGAAAGCTTCAGAAAACTGGATTGTCTGTTCCGTGACGAAAAACGCCTCGATGACGGATGGCAGAGTGAAATCCGCCTTGAATTTCGCAACGAACCGTGGACGCGCAAACTCTACGCGAGTGCCTGCCGTTACAGCCTGCCGTAGAGGCGGCTGGATAGACAGGCTATAATCGCTGTAGGCAAGCGTTGCGCCACTTACTGCCGTGGTTCCGCTACCGGTTTTTGAGCCATCCCAATCACGATAGGCGCGCCAGCCCTTCACAGCATGCTCAACCGCAAACCAATCGCCATCGATGTCGCGAGATGCGCCATAGACCCTGATTGATACCTGGCCAGCATTCAGCGCAGCATTAGCCAGAAACTCGCCCCAAACGGTAGCCTGGCTGTATCCCGATACATCCGAAAATAACGAGCCGTCGGAATGAGGAATCCCCGTGACTATCGGGGTTGGTAGGCCGCCAATCGTTGGAAACGGTCCATGCCAGTCCGTTGGGATAGGCACAACAATGTTGCGAAACCCGCCGTTCATCCGCGCGCCGAGTTTGTTGATATAGCGCAACTGCTCTTTGCTGACGATCTTGCAGTCTTCGAGGGAGGCGGTCACTAGGCCGCCTCCACTCAATTCAATCGTCTGGCTTTCGCCAATGCTGTTGCGGCCGCCATCAATACCACCGCCAACCACATCATAGCTGGCCTTTGGGCACGCCAAGAAATCCAGCGCCAAGAGGGGCTGGTTGATCAGACTTCCCATGTGTTAGGCCTTCTGGTTGGCGTACCGGCTCTGTAGCGTGCCGAAGCCGCCGCGGCGCTGTTGCGTGTTGTATTGGTTCAGACCCTCGCCCACGCCCTGCTTTACGAGCGAGCGGACGTGATCGTCGCCATTGGCGCCACTGATATGGACTTGCAGGCTGCCAGGCTGGTTATTGCCGCCATTGACTGCCGCTCGAGCTCGCAACGCTGGCGCCGATGGAGCGGAAACCAGCGCAGGTGTCACAAGTCCGCCGTCCGCATAGCCCTTCATCATCGTGCTCAGAGCGGGAACGCCGATCTTGTCGACGATGTTCTTTGGAACGACATACTCGCCGGCATGCACAATACCAGCAGGCGTGTGCTTGCCTCCGGGGCCGGTGTAGCCGCCGTCGTAGAATAGACCAGGCAGAAGCTTGCCTGCCGACGCAGCGTTCCACTGAGAGCTCTTGGAGTTTCCGCCAAACAGGCCACCAAGCCAACTAAAGATGCCACCACCACCTCCACCGCTTGTGGCTGGTGCGGATGGGAACATGTTGGAGCTGAGCGACTGGCCCAGGCTGCCAAGGCCATTGCCGAAAGTGCCTACGCTGGCAGCGGCAGTTTTGCTGTTTTCAGCTAGCTTGCTAACCGCATCTGCGGCACTGTTCATGCTGGTGCTTTGGCCGATTCCCTGCCAATTGCTGATGCCAGTGTTCTTCGCGCCGTACCAAGACCCCCAACCATTTTTGGAAGCGTGGTCAAGGGCGAAATCAACACCGGCCGGACCGTTCTGTGCAAGCGCGGGGTCTAGTCCGGTCTTCTTTTGAAAGACGTTGCCAAGTCCACCGCCCTTATAGAGCTGGAAAGGCCCAAAGCTGGGCTCTTGAACGCCGTTCTTCATGAAGGTTGATTGCTTGTTCCACGAAGACAGGCCGCCCTCTGATTTCGCAACAGCAAGCGCTGTCGCCGGATCAATGCCGCGCTTGAGCGCCGCCTGAGTGACGTATGAGGCAATGTCGGTCTTCGGCACAGCCTGCGCCGCAATTGACGTCGGCGATACCAACCGCCCAACTGCCTGTGTGCCAAGGCCCGCCACTTGCGCGCCGACTCCGGTAACCGCAGTAGACTTATTGCCGCCCGTAAGCAGGCTAGCAAGGCCGTTGGCGATCTGCGAAAACAGATTATCCAAAGCCTTGTTCATGGCATTCATCGCGGCATTCTTGACTGCATCGCCAAGGGCTTCACCAAGGCTTTTGCCCTTGGTAGTCAGCCCACCTTCGATGTCGGTAAAGAACGTCTTGATGCCGTCGCGCAAGTTCTGGCGATCAACATCCTGACCAATCTGCTTGCCTGTGTCGCTGTTGGGATCGCCAACCATGCCATATTGGCGTTGGGTCTGGATAATCTGCTGGTCGCGTGTCGACATGCCAGCAAGTTTGTTCTTGTCGGCCAGATCGTAATTCAGTTGCGCCTTGGCTCGCGCATCTACCAACTGACCGTAGCCAGCCGTAGCGCGCTTGATCAGGTCTATCTGATTACCGAACGTCTTCTGAAACTCGGCTTCGTCAGTAATGCCCTGCTTCACGGCCTCGGCGCGCAATTGAGCCATCAACTGATATTGCTGCGTGGCTGCGGCAGCTTCGCCACCGGTCTTGCCAATCATCGCAATATCTTGCTGCTGATCCTCAATTAGTTTTTTGAGGCTCTGCGAACGTTCACGCTCTGCGTCCGTAAGTTCTTTCGTGATCTGCACGCGCGCCAGGACAACAGCATTGCTGATGCGTTGCGCACGCTCCGGATCGGTCTCGCCCTGATTATGCTGCGCTTCAGCGGCAGCTCGAGCGGCTGCAATGCGTTGCGCAGGCGAACGGGCGTTGATGCCATTGACCTGAGCGTCTGCGCCTTGCTGTGCAAAACGCATCCGTTCGCCAGCAAGAGCGCGGTTCGTGTCAGCGATATCTTTTGCCGACTTGGACGCAAGATCGATCGGAAGGCCGGCTGATTTTAGTTGTTCAGCAATATTGCGCTGTTCAGGCGACCTTCCCAACTGATCGCGCTGGAACGACAAATCACTACCGAGCTGCGCTCTGGCCCGCGCTTCCGCAAGCCTGCCATACTCGTCTGCGTTCTGTTTGATCAGCGATATCTGGTCGGCGTAGACCTTGAGAAATTCCTTCTCGTCGGTAATGCCGCGCTTTGCTGCTTCCGACCGAAGATCCGCGGTAAGCTGATATTCGCGCCGAAGAGATTCGGCTGCAGAACCCGTCTTGCCGACAAGACCTATGTCCTGTTGCTGGCTGACGATTGCGGCGTCGAGCGTCAACTTGCGTTCGCGTGCAGCCTCGGTAAGCTCACGGTTTGCCGCAACATAAGCTGCGATTCCGGCTTGGTCGATACGCTGTTTGCGAGACTGTGGGCTTTCGTCCTGATATTGCGACGACGCTTCGCCTCTGGCGGACGCAACGCGTTCTGCCGTTGTTCTGGCCGCTTCACTAGCGAGCCGAGCGTAGAATGCCTGCGTTGATCGCCTTGCGGACACAGCCTGTTGCGACTGATAAAGGGCGTAGTTGCCCATATCCTTGGTGTTCGTCGTTCCTTGCGACAGCAGGCGCCCGTTGGCGCCCTGGTCATTGAACAACGCGTCTCGTACGCGCTTGTATTCCTTCAGGACTTCAGTTGCTTGCTTGAGCTTATCGCTCTCGGCAATGACATCGTTGCCTGCTTTGGTAAGGCTTGGGTTTGCCTCAACCTTGCGCGCAATAGCGTCGTAGAAGGCATCGAAGTCGGCCTTGCCTGCCTTGACATCGGCACGCAGCTTGGCAAGTGGTTCCTGAAACTCGGTATTGGTAGCCTGGAAACCCCTAAAGCGACCACCGATAGCGGTTCTGCCGACCTTTGAGTTTCCAAAGTAGTCCTTTGACTCGGAAGCTACAGCCACCGAAAGAGCGGCAGCGTTACGCGCGGCAACCGCATCGACAAGCCTACGGCTTTCTCTGCTGGCTTTTGCGGCTTCCTCGGCCACGCCGCCATAAGCTTCGGCAACGCGCTTCAGCGAAGCCTCGTGGTCCTTCATGGCGTCGTCGAGAGACTTTACCTCTGGCAAAGCCTTCATGACAGCCTGAATGGCGACGGCGCCGACGGCGACGAAACCAATGGTCACAAGGCTGGTAAGGCTCAACAAAGAACCGAAACCAGCAATGAGCCCGCCAATCGCCTGCTTGCCGCCGCCCATCTGCGCAAGCACAGACGAAAGCTGCGTGCCCTGTTGAAGGGCAATCTGCATCGGGCTCATGCCCATCGCCGACGTTACGGCTACGTCCTGAAACTGCGCTGCGATATTGGAGGTCTGGTAGTTTAGTGCACCATGGTTCGCTTGCTGCTGTGCGGTGTTGCGGCTCTTAAGGGCGGCAATACTGGCTAGCGTAGCCTGACGTTCGCGAGAGAGCGACGCCGTATATTCATCAACGCCTATTGCGTTGCTACGATACAGCGTGCGGATCTCTGAGATATTCTTCTTGTAATTATTTACGGTCGCCAGCAGCGGATTGTATTTCGCCCGAAGTCTATCGAGCTCCCTACCTTGATCAGCAAGCGCGCCGGTCCACTCATTGGCCGACTTCGTGCCAATACCAACCATGGAATTAATGCGCTGCTGCAACGCACTCGACATAGACTTATCGATCGAGCGACCGACGGCCTCGAACTTCTTTGAAACCTGATCGCTTGCCGTCCCGACATCGCCAATGAACTTGTTCAGGCCGCGCTGTGCGGCGCTCATGTCGGAGCTGACGGTAAAGACTAGATTATTGTCATTGTCAGCCATATGGCGCGCATCCTAGAAATGAAAATGCCCGCACAACGGCGGGCCAATTATCAGCGGCATTCACTGGCTAACCATACTTTTCCAGCAGGCCTGCCATTTCGTTTTTCGTCGGTGCCGTTGGCTCCGCGTCCCCACCCTGGGATTCATTGTGGCCATTGATGGCCTCAAAGAACTCCGTGATCGTAGCCCGCCAAAAATCCTCCGGTCGCCACCCGAGGCCGCCAATGCCGATTCTCATCCATTGGCGCCAAGGGAACGGTTCGGTGTCTTCTATGCCGCCTCGTCGACGGCTTCCTCGTTTCCCTCTTCACCAACGAAATGGTGCGCCAGGATAGCCGTGAATGCGATGCCGCATGCCGTGAAGTGCTTGAGGCCAAGCTTCTCCAACGCGGCGGTAACGTCACCCTTGATTGTCAGAAGTTCGATGGCGACCCATACAGCGCCAACTTCGACGCCGGACATTCGTTGGTAAAGTTCGCTCAGCGACTTGCACTGTAGTCGGCTCGAAACGGCCGCCAAACCTTGCAAAGTAGCGGCAAGCACCAGCTCGACGCCATCGATCACGAGGCGCGCTTCTCCGCGCGCCTCGTTAACCGCCAGTTTGTAGTTTGGTGCCTTCGCTGCAACCACGGTCTTCTTCTCCTCTTTAGCCATGGATTATGCCTCCGCCGTAAATTCGAGGACGTCACCGGCCGTGAAGGTGGCGCTAAATTCCATGTTCGGCTCGACATCGCCACTGAACGAAAAGTCAGTCACGAACCACTCGCCCTCATATGTACCGTCGCCTGGAACGATGACCTGCGCATTGAAAGACGAGCTGGCACGAACGTGGTTCATGAAGCCATCCATGGCAGTGCTGGACACGAAGTTGCCAGAGCCAGTGAACGTGCGGCTCGAAATGCCAGGACGGCTCGTCTTCTGAACCGGGCCGCCGGGGTTCGTGCACGACGGAATAGTCGTGTCGACTTCTGTGGCCGACATATTGAAACTGCGCGTCTTAAGACCGCAGAGGTTGGAAAAAGTCTCTGGGTCATCTCCTGCTCCGATTTTGATCAGAAGCAGTCTACCAATCTGTTGACCGTCGGCCATATCATGTCTCCAATAATGTGGTGGTTAGTTTTGGTGGCCGGCGCTAAGCGAGCGGCTTTTCGGTATTCGCCACGAATTCGATAACCGCGTGGCTGGTCAGCCCGTCAGAATCGCGAAATGTCCGCGTCTGCCGGTGCATGATTGAAACAAGTCTGTTGGTGGGCAATGTCAGCGGCGCCAGATGCAGGCTTTCGACGACTGCGTCTGCTACCCGCTTTACTTCGGGGAATCCGACCGTCTGAGACCATGCGTGCATGGTCAGAAAGACTTGGCTGCCATAGATGCATGTCGCATCGTCGCGAAGCGTCTGCGCTTCACCGATCGTGAAATACGGATAGATCACTGGCGTCGGTGGCTGATCATAGATGCGTGCCAATACCAGTGAAGTCAGCACAGCATCCGCCTTCAGGCGCGAAACGATCGCGCCTTGCAATTCCAATTCAGCGCTGGCCATTGATCACCTATTTGAAGGCTTCGCGGAATGCCTTATTGATGGCGTTCCGCTTGATGCGGTTGGCCGTAGCCTTGAATGCGCGCCATGTAGAGAAGACGTGTGGTTGAGCCGGGGTGCCGGGGTGCTGCATGCCACCGCCCTGCAAATGGGTGGATCGGCCCTTAACTGTGCCGCCACCTTTTGCAGTGTTGTGCGGCGCAGTACCAAATTCCAAGAAGCGCCAAATAAAGGGAGCAAACAGGCCGGCAGCGTCTTTATCCTTGGTTGGATTGTCGCTGAAGCTCTTGGCGTCTGGCTTGTTCTTCAGGAAGTCGCCTTCGATGCTTTCCGCATATTCCAGTGTTGCTCCTCGAGGTGCCACATCCCTGATTTTCTCTGCTACCTCGTCGACAATCCGGAGATTGGCCTCGGCGGCATACTTCAAGGCATTTGGCACTATAGCTTGTAGATCTCTGGTGAGCTTGGCTCGACCTTGAACCCTCGTCTTCAACGCCATTACCGCACCCAGACGCCGCGCTTGGCGACGACCGCAGCAAACCAGTCAGCAAAAGCATTCCGCCACGACTGCAACGGAATGGAATAGTAGACTAGCCACCCGAGAAAGAAGACCGCCGACACCCACCAGCGCACACCGAACGTCACCGTTATCTGACTCATGTCGCCACTCCCTGCGTTGCCATGATTTCGATCCAGGCGTTCTTGTTGCTCGGATCGACGGCCGCTGTGATATTGAAGATCCGCGTCGGGTTTCGCGCATCGACAACGCGCCAGGCCGTATCGACCTCACGCGCCGCAAAGCAGCTTCGAATGCGCAGAATAAAAGGCTGCGTCCCGGTCAGGCGCGCGGCCGTCACGGTTTCCCCGCCCTTCAACGGAATGAGCTCGGCGGCGGCGCTAAACATGGTGGCGAAGTCGCCTGACTGCTCATTCCCAAAGCCGTCATCGTAACTGGGACGACGCTGGAACAACATCTTATCGCGCTGTCTACCAGCTCCTGGCTTCGTTGCCATAACAACCTCAAATCAGATGGGTTCTGGTGTGCCACTTTTCCCTGTTCTCTTTCGACCATAGTGGCCGCAGGTTCGTTATGGCCCAACATGCTTTAAAATCTAGGCATTCTGAACTGAAAAAAGAAAAAGATGCGACTGGAACTATGTGATCAATTTGCCATAGGTGACGATTGTCCCAATTCATGCCAGGCATGAATTGCCGCTCAAGATGAGACATCAACCGTTCAGCTGTAAAGCCGACTAAATCCTGCCAACTGCGACCGTTCTTTTCGCCCCTAAGGACGTTAGAAACCATCGCCCTCATTCGGCTGTTAATGACAAATTGCGGATCTTTCTCCCGCCTCTCTGCCTCATACCTCCGAATGTATTCGCGGTGCGATTGCGTTGCGTTCCTCTTCTTGGAACGCAACCTTGCTTTAGCCTTTTGTTCTGGTATTTTACGACGTTCCACCTGCAGCGCTGCATCACGTGATCGTTTTGCTTCTACAAAGCAGGTAGCGCAAAATTTCTTTCTTCCAGCGGTTTTTATGATCTGTTTGCCACAACCTGAACATTGGATAGTGGTGCCGATAATCGGTACAGGCGTGTAGACACGTTCTGCTGATTTCTCAAGCTTTGATTGCTTAGAGCATTCTTTGCAGTACTTCTGACGGGATCCGCCGCGTGGGGTTAACTGACCACATCGCATGCAAATCATATCAGGAAAGACGGACGCCTTCCGTTTAGGCTTCTGCATTAAATGCGTTTCCTTCACACCAATTACAGGTCGAAAGATAGTCCATCTTGACAAATTTGTCAAGATTTACTTGCCATCGTCGATCTCCTGCGCTTCTCTTGCGCGCACACAGCGCTCAGCAGCGTCGCCAGCAGCTGCGGCACACGCGCGCGTCACCTGATAGCGGCCATCTTTGAGCGGGCCGCCGTCAGGCTTAAAAACGATGGTGACGGCCGGCGTCACATGCCAGGAGAAGCGCTCTTTGAAGCGCACCCACATCTTAGAGCGTCACGCCGCTGTCTTGAACATCGATCGCAAGAACTGTCGTGCTCTTGGCAAGGCCAATCAGGATTGTGTCCATGCCGGTTGCGAGATCCGCCACAGGGCATATGCCGCCAGCGGTCGCGGATAGGTAATAGGCAACCCCAGCGGTCAGGGTGCCGCCGATCGTTACGTCTCCAGCCTTGGCAACGGATACCGGCTGATTCAGCGATGCGCCGTTAAGCGCGATACCGTGAACCTGACGCGTGCCTGTGCCGTTGTTATCCGACAACTTCCACTTATTCACGGTGGAGTCGAAATAGACGGCCTTGCCGGCTACAATAGCCTCGCCTGCCGTGCCAATGTCGCGCGTTGCGTTGGTTCCCGCGATGACTAGGCTTGGGGTGATTACGATGTCGGTCATGGGTGTGTCCTTGCGTGCGGCTGGACTACCCAGCTTCTATAGGGGAAAAGGAGTGCGTCGACCGCGAGCGGCAAGGTTGCCAAGCCTTTTTGGTCGGTCGTGATAGCTTCACGGTTTTCGAACCAGTGACCGATCATCAAAAGAGCGGCATGCTTCACCGATGAAGGAACAGTTTCGTAGCCAGCTGTAAATGCGATGCGTACAGATCCCGGTTCGCCGTTCGTCCCCGGCCACACAGTGTTGACTGCAGGCAGAACATAGCCGCCGTCGGAAACGCCAACGTCCAGTTCGCGAAAGCTGGTAATTTCCGTCTCAGCGCCGACGGATGGCGTATAGAAGACGCCCTCAATGGAAGATAGCGGGGGCTTTGGAAGGTTTATCCTTCCGCGCCCGCAGGGGAAACAATCAAGCGTCAGTTCCCATTGCTGCTGAATCACGCCGCGCCCGAGCCAATTATTCTCGCCCGCGAGCCAATCAGAGGCAGCCGCCACTAGGCCGTCAATGTAAGCATCATCATCATCGTGAAAAATGCGCAGATGAGCTTTCGCCTCGTCTCTCGACACAATGGCGATGTCGCTCGGTGTCACAAGGCGAAGGCTCATTGGTTATTTTCCTCTGCGCTTCGCGCCTGTGAAGTCGATAACAGGAGCGTCGGCGTCAACCTTTGCTTCCGTTGCCTCAATCAAGCCAATGGCGACCAGTCCGTCAGCCATGCTCCCGAAGTCACGCTCATCCCCGACATTCAGGTCAACAAGCGTGAAGCCATTCCACGAAAACGGGAACGGCTTCACAACTCGATGGAGCATTAAGCTACCGGCTTGCTGCGCGCATGCGACTTGATAACAACGGCGCTGGCCGCAATCGACGTGCCGCTGTTCAGCGTGAGGACGGTCTTGATAAACGCTTTGGCGCCCTTGTAGCCGACCTTATAGGCCGTATCGGCAACAAGAACCGCAGGGAACGATCCGAGCAGGTCTTTTGCGGCTACGTCAGTGAAGCCGGAGCCGGAAACGTCAGATTCCTGCAGCTTCGGGGTGAAGTTGCCGGCACCGGCGATAGCGCCAGCGGTGATAACAACGGTTGCGCCTTCGAAACCAGCAAGGTCGATCGCGGCGGAAGTGTTGGTAGCCGTCAGAACGGCCGGCGACACAGCAAGCGTGACGCCGATATTGTCTACTAGATCTTTGGATGCCATAGTTTGGCCCTTTCAAGAAAAAGGCCGCACGGTGGCGGCCACGAATGTTTGCTGTTTTGTACCCAGCCTAAAAGGCTAGGCTTGGCTGGAATGGTTTGTTCAGCTTGGCGTTTTTCTTTAGGTTGTCTGCGGCCCATAAAGGCTGCATGTTCGATAGTGCCCAAGCTCGCTTGAAGTCTATGTGGTCAACCGAATCAAAATTGTGCGCGGCCAGAGGGATGATGTGGTCGACATGCCACTTTCCGTAGTTCTCCCAAGACATCCCATCAGTAAAGCGGCTTTCAAGGTGATCTCGCAATTCATCTGGGGTATAGCCCAGGATATCGAATGTCTTCTTGCCGCGCTTCCCGCCTTTTGCTAGGCATGCATACACGCTTGCCTTTATTGCATTCTGAAGTCGACCTATCGGCGTTGATAGCCGCTTGATCGTGGCGCGGCGACTCAGCTCTTTTTGCCGATCTGGGTTGGCATCCCGCCATGCCTTTGACTGATTTTTTTTCAGCCCAGGGTTTTCAAGTGCCTTCTTCGCGCGCTTCTTGGTAATGATGTCTCGATTTGTTCGATAATAATCGGCAGACGTGGACAAGATATGGTCTCTTTTATTGTCGTAATAGATTTCGGCTTTTAACCTAATCTTCTCGACAGAAGAATCGCGCCATACTTTGTCGACAGACCTTCGACACTCCTTGCAATCTGGACGGAAACCGTCGGGACTTGCGGAATTCTTCGTGAATTCTATCAAATCCTTCACCGAGCCGCATTTTGTGCACGTCTTGACCTTGCTTACGCACGGCTCATATATAACCTCAGCCATTGGTGCTCCTCTAAAGCATCATTCGGTTAGAGGCCGCAAAGTGTTCCACCACAATGCGGCCTCGCCATATATAATGCCTTAGGTTGCGCAAATCAACTTAGGCCGAGCAGGTGAGCTTCTTGATCGCTTCCGGCAGAACAACCTGACCGCCAGTGCGGCGGCGGAAGATGAACCGAACGTTGCCGCCGGTAGCCTGCGTATAGGGGTCTCGCAGGAGCTCCATGGCAATGCGGTCAACCAGCGTGTAAGCGCGGCTGAAATCGCCGTAAGCGACAGGCGTGGTGCCGGCTGCTTCGTTCGGCATATCCGGAACCTCGACGTAGGGGTCGCCGTCGATCGTGTTCGGGCGGCCGAGCGCAATGCCGGGCATCCAGATGTAGTTTTTCTGACCATCCTTCAAGCGGCGAACAGAGCCGAGCGTGGTGCGGTTCAGCGCCCACGAAGCGTTGCGCGTGTAGGCGGTCTTCAGGCTGTACTTCAGCGACAGCAGGCCATTAGCCTGGCCGTCGACGTCAGCGATGGTTGCGGCAGAACCGGAGTTGGTGCTCGCGACGCCAGCGGCAACGAGGAAGCCTTCCGGCTTGCCGACGCCATTGCCAGAAACGAAGGCTGCGCCTTCAGCAACTGCGAACTGCTCGGTAGCTTCGAAGCTGATTTCCGATTCCAGATTGAAGGCGGAGTCTTCAAGGTTCTGGTTCGAGATGTCGATCAGCGCGAACAGCTCATGGGTCGGGATTTCCCACATGCCGTAGCGCAGGCCGTCGGTCTCAGCCTTGGTGCCCTGTTCGGCAACCCACTGAGCCGCAAACTGGCCGGTGCGCTTCGGAAGCTGAATGGACTTCGAAGCGGTCTGTCGAACGCGAGCAAGAGCGCGTGCCGGAGAGATTTCCGTGACGGTCTTGATGATTTCGCGGACGTATTCAACCGGCGCAAGATAGCCGCCGGTCGTGTCGTTGCCGACAGCCAGAGCCTTGTATTCGGCCAGCACATCAGCCAGAGCCTTCTGCTGGTCAGCAGGCAGGTTCGGAATGCCGATGGTGTGGGCGCCGACGACTGCGCGAGCCCAGGTGTTCACCTTGGACTTCAGGTCGACCTTGCGCTGTTCCGGATCGGAAGAGCCGGCGATCGAGAGGCGGTTAAGCTTCTGCTCGAGTTCGTCGACGTGTTCCTTTTCCTTCTTGGATTCAAGCGCAGCAGCGGTGAGCTTCTGGTTGATGTCTTCCAGCTTGGCCAGGTCGGTTTCGATGCGGCCGAGCTTCTCAGATACGAGCGGATCGGCTGCGCCCTTCTTCTCAATTTCATTGAGGCGGGCGTCGTTGGTGGACTTGAAGGCTTCAAAAGCCGTCATGACTTGTTCGATGGCGGAATCAGCCATTTGCGTCTCCTATGATGTGGTGGATGTGGCAACAGACGCCTTGGTCAGGCGGTCAGCGCACGAATTCGCTCGGCGAGCTCGGTTAGCTCTGCCTCACTCTTGATTGCCGCCTCCTCTTCATCACGAAGATCAGCATTCGGCTCTACTTCATCGCGAAGCAGTAGGCTTTTAAAGACCGCGACAGCTTTCACGCTGTCGGCCCGCGACAGGCCGGCTTCACGCAGGCTGTCTTCGATTTCTCGCGGGTTAAATTCTGATTTTACGCTGGTGACGCGTGATTTTGGGTTGGCCGGGAACGTCACAAGCGATACCTCAATGAGGTCTACCGCCTTCAGCGTCCTTCGCGGCTCATCCGGAGCTGACCGCATAGACCAATCCACAGCACGAAAGCCGATGGAAAGGCCACCAATTGCCGGTCTTGGCGTCATTTTGAGTAGTTGATAGTACTCTTTGCCGCGATCGGTGGGTGCCAACTTGCCTTCAACATAAAGGCCGACGTCATCTTCACGCATCTCGGTCCAGACACCAACTGGCGTCATTTCCGTGCCAAAACTGCCGTGTTGAGACAACATTGCAGGCCAAACGCCTGATTTTCTGGCTTTTGCGAGAGTGTCGGCGAATGCCCCTTTCAATATGACGTCGTCATAAGAGTCGGCATTACCGAAAACAGCGCCGTAACCAGAGAAAGTCATGTCGCCGTCGGAAACGTTGGCGGAATCAAGCTTGATCTCACCAAGGGCAAAACTGAAGTGCTCGATCGCACCAGAACCAGTCTTTTTTGTCATGTATTTTGATCCTGCTGGCCGGTATTCGGCTTGGCCGGCAACTTGGAGCCAGCAACATTCGTCGGTTTCGGCAACTTGCTAGCCTCTCCGCCCATCGCATTCAGGTCTTCCGCTGCGCGAACCTCGTCTTGGCTCATCCAGGCGGGGCTTCCCCCACTCCCAAGCGCCTTGGAATAGAAGGTTGCTCGATCGGCGGCAGCGCCACGCATCAGCGAATTCATGTTGAATTTCGCGAAAAAGCCCTCATCTTCCGTGCCGTCGAGCAAATCGTTGTCGATCGACTGCTCAATGCGTACGACCCACGGCATAAGAGTGTGGATCACATGCGCCAGAAAGATCTGTTCCGCACTGGCAAACGTCATGGACTGGCCGGAATGTCCCACCATTGGTGGCAACACACGGAATGAACGACAGATTTCCTCAATCTGAAACTTGCGCGTCTCAAGATGCTCAGCGTCGACGCCAGTCATCGTCTGCGGGGTCCAATTGAACCCGGAGTCGATGACGAATGGCTTATGTCTGTTGGCTCCGCCGATCTGAGCAGCAATCCATGCCTGGATCTGCTTGTACTTGTCTGGGTCGATCTTCGCTTCGGTCGAATACACCCCCGATGTCTGCAAACCGTTGGCGTGCATCTCCGCTTGGGTATTTTCGGTAGCGATGGTGAGGCCGATAGCCTCTCGAGCCTGCCTTACGGCATCCAAACCGCGCCATGTGTCCCATGACGGGCCGCGTATGTGCCAGATAAGTGACTGCGGGAAGTCCATCGACCGCCCATCAATTCCGCTAACGGTATAGGTTAGTGAGTAATCCGTGTTGCGCGTAATAGTAACGCAACCGGGATCGATCGGAATAAGTTCCTTGACCTGATTGCGGACGATATTCTTGTAGAAAAAGGCGTTGCCGGTCAGCGCAAGATGAAAAATCATCGTCTCGCGTAGCGCAAAAGACGACTGCCACTTGTTTGGCTTGCGGTTCAAAACCTTGTAAAGAGGGTGGTCAACTGCAGGCAGGCTACCCTTGCCGTTTGGCAGTTCTTGCATGACGCGCAATGGAACCTGCGCAACACCTTCCGCAATTACGCGGATGCAGGCGAAAACCGTAGAAACATCTAGAGCCCTCTCCCAGCTCACATCAACGCCAGACTTTGAAACTCTAGAACCAAACCAATTCAGCCAAACGGGGTCAAACGACACCGATTTTTCCTCGGCCTTGCGGCCGAGTAGCCTATCAATGATACCCATGGGCATTCCTTATTTTTATGAAATGCCCGATGGGCTATGCTGGCGGCGTCGCGTAATCCTCATTCGGATTAAGCACCTCCCAGAAGGACTGACCTTGCGACGCGGGCGCACCATCAACTGCCGCGCCAACTGCCATTGCGGCAGCGACAGCCGGGTCGATACGAATTGTCGACTTCTTCTTGGAAAACCACTGGTTGCCCATAAGCGGGTCCGTCTCGATCGCCACACCCATCAACGCACCAAGCAGCACCGGTGACCGGCGAAGCCTAATACGCTCTTCAAGGATCAGCGTTTCTAGCGCTGCGACAGAACCAGGCATCCACAACCCCAAAGGCGCAGGCAGGCCAGCAGCCTTGGCTGCCTCAACCTTCTCTTCGCTGGGTTTGGCGCGGCGCTTGCCGCCCTGCGGATGACTTACAGAGGGGATATCCACGCCATAGGAGTCCAACTCCTCTTCGAACTTGTCGAAGGCGTATTTATCGTAAGCCAGGACGCCAATACCGTGCTCCGTATTGATGCGAGAGAACAGCGCGGCGACATGGTCATAGCGAACTCTCTTGCCTTCAGGAGCATTGATGTATGGTTGCTTTGTCAGGTTACCGTCGGCATCCTTATGGAATGTCTCATTCCACAGACGATACGGCACATGGTCGACCTTGGACCGCTCATCCATTGTGTCGCGCGGCGTGAACGCCTCAAGCCACAAATCGTAAGTCGGCAGATCGGCTTCTGAACCGTCGGCACGCGTAACGCGCTTCGTCCCGGTCTCAACCGCGAACACGGCAGCTGTCAAATCCTTCGAGCCTGACAAGTCCAGCCCGGACGATGTGATCTTCTTGCCTTTGTGCTCGACGTACGGGTCGAAGTCGAACATTACCTTTTCGAGGATTGGTCGCGGTATCCACGCTGTGTCGGACTCGGTCCAGACGCAGAAATGTAGCCGCAAGATTCCGTTGCGCTTCGAAGGAATGTCCTTCGCCTGAGCCACAACGCCCTCGAGATATTCGTATTTCAGGATGACACCAAGGAGAGGGTTCGCCTTGACCCAGCATGTCGGGTCAGTCAGCGGATCGTCGTCCTTGTCGAGCGCGCACACGTAAGAGAACGTGTCGTCACTACCTTCCCACGTCTCACCGACATAGGTAAAATCATCGTCTGGCGTCTGAGTGCCTGCCGCAACTTTGATTGCGTGCTGGTGCTCTGCCCAGCATATTGAGTTGCGATCGCTCCCGCTGTTGGTAATCATCAGCAAGAGCGGCGAGCGACGGAACTTAAAGCCGCGCTCGAGCATCTCGATAACGTCGCCGTTCGGATGCTCGTGGAGCTCGTCACAGAGCGCAATGTACGGACGCGGGCCGCTAGATGCGCCTTCGCGCGAAATTGGCCGAAAGAACGAGCCAGACTTAAGGTCGGCTAGATTCCAGACGGGATTGCCGCCAGATTTGGTAATTCTCCTGGCAAGAGCCGGAGACTGATCGACCATGGCGACAGCGTCACGGAACAGGACCATGGCTTGAGCCTTGTCCTTACCAGCCGCGTAAATCTCAGCGCGCTCCTCACTGTCATACATCATGCCGATAAGGCCGATGCCACCAGCGAATGGAGACTTGCCGTTGCCTTTGCCCTCCTCGCCGTAATAACGGCGGAACCGGCGAAGCCAATCTCCTTCTGGTGTCTGCCTCTCCCACCCGAACAGCGAACCGACTTTAAACTTCTGCGAGATATGCAGAATGAATGGGCGCCCCTCGAACTGGCCGCCGTTCAGCTTCAATACGTCCTCAAAGAACCCGATCTTGTCGAGTGCGGCACTAAGATTGAAGCGCAGTCCTCGCTTACCGCCGTGCTTGCGGTCATCTCTATGACGACGGCAAGCATTGCGTACATGCGGGCCAGCGACGATCGCGCCGCTAATGACAGCTTCTGCGTACTCATCGACAGGGCCGGTAGGGTATTTCGGGTTAATGATGTCGCCAGCAACCGGCGCTCGGCTACCTGCCGCGGAAATACTTTTCGGCTGGATCTTCTGTGTCGCCATCTGGCTGCGCTCCGGCCTTCGACGCGTCGGCCGGCGTAGCGCCCATCTGGCCGTAGCATTGGCGAAGCAGATTCAAGGCCTGGACTCCGCAGTCTTCGCCAGCCATCATTCGCCCGCGGATCTGAGCCGCAATAGCAAGGTGGCCTCTATGTGAATGGTTGAGCCACGGAATTTCCGTAGCGATCTCGCGCCAAGCAAGCTGCGCGTGTTCTTTAAGCCAGGCGTGCGGCTCGCCGACGCCTTCGGCAACGACTGGTTCGTTGCGGGTTTCGAATCTGCCCTTGTTCTTCTTGTCGGCGCCAGTAGCGGCTGCCTTTGCCTTTGGCGTCCTTGGGTTCGCCATGGAATTTACCTCAACATCTCAACTGTGGCGTTGCGTGCGTTTGCCCACCACCGGTTCCCAAGGCGTGCAGTCGTAGAGATCAGACCCACCCCTACCCAGGTCAAACCCTTCATCATACCACTATTCCTGGATGGTGTCAACAACTAAATGCAATAAAATCACCGATTTATCGAATTATTTTCATCTAATTTATGAACTACAGAGGCCATCCGTCTGGCCCATAGCGCACGACTGACTTTCCAAGCTCTTCGTTCTGCTTGTGCTTCGAATGACACGAGGCGCAAAGGCTTTGTAGTTCGCCATGCCAGAACAGGTCATAGTCACCACGATGTGGGGTGACGTGGTCGGCGGTGTCTGCGATGGTGATCTCTTCCGACATCAAGCACATCTCGCATAGAGGCCGCTTGGAGAACTGTACTTGCCGCCTACGCTCCCACCTAGCTAGCCCATACCAGCCGTGCCATGGGCGCTTATCGGTCTTGGCCATGAGTGCGCACCAGTGTTGGAGCTAGCAGCAGGAGTCGAACCAGCAACCCACCGCCTACAATGCGGTAGCTCTACCTGTTGAGCTATGCTAGCGCGTTAGTAAGATAGGCCATCATGGTATCTAGCCACGCGAGAATGACGACCGTTGCCCTTGTTCCTGGCCTTGTAGGTGGGCAGTAGTGCATCACAGTTGTTGCAGATAAGTCTTAAGTTGCTGCGAGCATTGTTCTCATGGTTACCATCTATATGATCCATGACCACTGGCACTGGCTGACCTTGCCATTCCTCAATGCCGCAAGCCTCGCAGCGAATGCCGACTTCCTCTATCATCCTCTTGCGAGCCGTTGTCTGCGATGTCGGGGCATCCTGCCCAATCTGGGCTTTCCTTGTCTCACGGAAACATTCTATTGAGCAATAAACCGATTGCGGTCTTTTGGTCTCATTACCACAATGGAGACACGGCGCTCTGTTCTTTTTCGGATTTGGCAATGAAATCTCCAAGAGCGGCGCTACATACAGGAAGAAAGCAAAAGCAGCCAGGGAGGCACCCGCTTTATCTTTGCGGACCTCGACCTGGCTGCAGGATCCCAACAGCAGCGAGAGGAGGCGCGCTATGGGGATGGGTATGCCCAACGGAATGCCGCGTCCAAGCCGCAAGCATCTAGCCGTGAGTGGGCAATGTGATAACGAAGATGGGGATAGCGGATTGGAACGCGTCCCAGGCATGCTGCTAGCAGAGCCTCCAAATCCATGGATGCTAGCAAGACGGACACCATCACTGGGCCGCAGTCATCTTCGTGTAGGGCTGCATCCAGCCACCACTCGTCAGTGGCGCCCTCCTGTTGCTTCAGGATGTTAGGCATAAGCTCACGGCAGCCACGGTACGAAACCCGGTGCAGCAACAAGCCCAGAGGACTAGGATGCTCATATGAAAGCAAGGAACGGCCACGGACAATCGCCGCATGCCTTTACAGGGTGTACAAAGTCCTGCCTTGCCAATAGTTACCCTCAAGTTCAGCGGCGTCGCCTTGCCTTGCGGCCGTACCGACGCATAACTGAGGGGCGGTCGCAACCGCAACTCTTTGGGGATGTTTCCATCCCTCTCATAAGAGTACGCAGCAACGACGCACGAAAATTACGCCGCCATCGGTTTTTTTCTATTTCGGATGGACGACAGTATTTCAGCTATATCAATCAACGCTTCCTTGCCTGCCGCTATCGCCGATCCTTCATCGTGGCCTAGACGTAGCCCGATCGATTTAAGTGTGCCTCGTGCCGCCACCTCTTCGATAACCGTGGTGGCACTACTCGTAGGTGCGTCAGGATATTCCCACATGAGAGCGCCGCTTGACGAGTTGCCGGACGGGTTTGACAACCCACCTAGAAAGCCAGCTCCCTCAGCTATGGCTTGCGGGCAGAACGTCACGCCAACAGGCAGTTGACTGGCCTTAACGTCGCCACCAACGCCAAACATCTCTAGAATTGCCCTTGCAGCCTCGACGCCTGGGAGTGGATCATACATCGGTGCCAAGGCTGGCTCGCCTGATAGCGGTCTATGATAGTGCTCTGCCGCCATAGGGGATGGCGTCGTGGCCTTCGTTGACAGATAGAAGAGTGGCGAACGGGTTTTGTTCTCTTTGCTTTCCGTGCTGCGTGGGCGGTCTGTCGGCTTCAGCTTCTTGCCCTTCTTGGTTGCTCCCCACTCGACAAGGCGACCATTCAGGAATCTTAGTGCGCCAATCGACACGCGGCGTTCCGTTTCATATGTGGGTTCGATTGGGTTGCCGTCTTCGTCGTGCGACGCGTTCATCAGCTCGCCGATTGTAGGGCGTATCTCCTGACGTGTCGGCTCGACATCGACGAACCAGTTCGCAGACGGTCGTGGCAGTGCGTCTGCAAACGCCTGCGCAAGATCTGGCCTGTTGTCCCATAGCCACCTAAGGGCTGGAAGCGTGCCACGGTAATGCGGCTCCCTAGGCTTGCGCTGCGGATTGTTATCGTTTGCAGCCTTGGGTGCGGCATTGCCAAAATCGACAAGTTGCTCTGCCAGTGATCCGTGCCGTGCCATATCATCCCCTCATCATGTGGTGCTATTGCGGTGATGCTGAATGTATGTTAATTTGACAAATTTGTCAAGATTGACACAACGAGAAAAGGCCGCGCGATGGCGGCCTTGGTGTGTGGGGCGTTGGTCACTTCATCTTACCAGCCGTCGAAGCCGGATCGATTTACAATCTTGCCGCAGTGCTTGCATTCTTCCTGCCAAGATACATGCTTTTCGCTGCCATTTATGTATCTCCAGACGTGGCGGCCTAGCTTGCAAAGAATTCTCATGTTTGCGTCTCCTTGGTTATGGCGGTGGCGTCAGTCGTAAGCGGACTTGTTGGCGGCAACCTTATCCAAAGCTCCCATGTCGATGAACATTTCCAGTGTGTTTATGGCGACAGTCCAGCAATCGTTGCCGCAATCGTCGCCGTTTTCGGCGCAAGTCATTTCAACGTAGCAGCGCTGGCTATCGGTGTAGCCTCGCCCATCGCATTCTTTACGAACGCGGGCATAGAACTCTGCTTCTGTATATCTTCTCTCCGTCATCTTCGTCTCCTCAGATTGACGGGCGAAACTTGCTGACTGCTTTGAATTCAGCCTCAAGCTCGATCACTTCGGCGCGAAGTTGGGCAGAACGAAGTTCGATCGTAGCAAGATCAAACAAACCAGCGCGATAACCGGGGATAAGGTTGTTCTGTTCTTTACGGTTCGCGATCAGGCGGGCTTGAATTCTTTTGTGTGCTTCGATTGCTTCGGCGCGGTTCATGTCCGTCTCCTCAGTGGTGTTCAGTTGGTAAAATCAAACTACGCCGACTCGTCAAATTTGTCAACATGGACACCCGCACTATTTTAAGCCTCACCAGCACTCGCCACCACCCAGGCTAGGCAACGACACCAAGCCTACCCACAAACCGCGCTGGCGGGCAACGTCGTGGCGTTGTCGTTGTCGTTGGCAGCTTCCAGAAGCCAGCCACGCACCAGCGCCACGGCCTTGGTGGCCGCTTCTTCTGTGGTGGAGAACCGTACGACCTCGATTTCAAAGCCTAGCCGAGCCAGGGCTGCATGGCGGGCAACCTGCGCTGGCGACAGCCGACCGTTGCCAACCTTGTTCTCGATCATCCGTAGTCGGCCACCATGGAGATAAATCCGCACGTCTGCCTCACCTGGCGTCATGCCCGCCGCTATCGCCTCGATCTGGGCGCGTGGACCGCGCTTGGCGCTGTTCTGGTCTCCGGCCAGCAGGAACAGCTTGCCGTACTCTGGCATGGTTCGCAGGGCGCGCACTTGGGCGGCTTGTCCTTCCCATTCCTTCGGGGAGGCTTCGGTGACCTTGACCTTCGTGCCAGCAGCCAATGTCGTTGTGACGATGCGTACTCGCTTGCCGTTCAACTTTGTCGTCTGTGTGGTTTGCTTGCTGCGGGCCATGGTGTCTCCTGTGGTGGGTTCTAGTTCTTGGTTATTTCTCTTCAACGCAAATCCGGGACAAAGCACCGGGACAACACCCACCCCTAAAGGGGTGTGGGGTTTTTGTCCCGCTGGATGCTCGTGGGACAAAGTAAAAAAAATCTTGTCCCGCTCTTGTCCCGCAACACTGTTTTCATTGAGTTATTTTTGTCCCGCACTTTGTCCCGCTTGTCCCGTTGCCTATTTTTTGAGCGGGACAAAGTGCGGGACAAGACGATATTTTTTGTCCCGTTTGTCCCGCTGGGTTGTAGCACTTTCTAGTTGTGTGTTTTTGTCCCGCTAATTTTGTCCCGTTTGTCCCGTTTGGCACTTAAGACATTGATTTATAACCGGGACAAAAGCGGGACAACGGGACAAAACGCAAATAAGGCAAATTACCGCCTTATTTTATCAGGTTGTACTAGGAGGGCCAAAACCAGAGGCCAATATTGTTCACATGGCCATCCTCGACGAGTGATTTTGGCGCGCGCTGGAACTGCTTGCGTGCCGTCTCCGCAGCACCTATCGTCGATGTGTCTCGCGTGGCGTAGAACTCTGTTCGCCATGTATGCTCATCAACAACCACGATGTCATCCGGGAATGCGTCGCCTTCAGGCTCTATGCCATTCTTCTTGATAGCCTCATGCAGCGCGGCGAGCACGTCTCCCTTGAAGCCCTTCAGCGTGCCGCTGGTGGGTGGCTTCTCCGCCTCCGATGCGACCACTACCGGAGCTGTCGTGGGCACGCCATCCTCGTCAACACCTATCTGTACGGACTTCATGGTAAAGGCTAGCACGTCGCCCTCCTCGCCGTCGTTTGTGCCATCGCATACCAGTCTGTGCTTGTTGCCTTCCTTCTTGACCATGAAGCTGGCGTCGACCGCGCCGTCCAGATCGATAGCGCCCTTGCCTCTCTCCCCCGACCATGCGCTGTGATGGATGGCTGTTACGTGCGCCTTTGTCTCCGTGAGGATGTGGTCGCACGACTGCACAAACCTGCTCATGTCCTTGCTGGCATTCTGGTCACCGGCCCCGAAGACGCGCGTCAGGGTGTCTATAATAACCCAGACGCACTTCATGCCTGCGATGGTCTCGGCTTGCCGGATGGCGGCAATCAGATCGTTGGCATCCTTAAGATCGCGGGTGAAATCCAGGCGACCGCCGACAACAAGCAGCGGCACGTTGTGCACGTCATGATGCTTGCGGAATGCCATCATGCGGCGCTCCGTAAGCTTCTTGCGCTCGGCAGCCACATAGATGACGAGTCCCGGTTTAACCTTGATGCCGTGCCAGTCCATGCCTGCCGCGATATGGCAAGCAAGGTCGGTCGTTACGACGCTCTTGCCTGTGCCTGGCAGGCCAGAGATCGTCGTGAATTCACCCTCGCCCAACCAACCCTTGAGGATAGTCTCTTTCGGTTTACCCTCTTCGATCTCGTCGAACCATGTCTGTTCGAAGCGTTCGCGCTTTTTTGGAGGTTGGTCGGTGGTGGTTGTCTCTGGCTGTTGTTCGGCTGGCGCGTCCTTGGCTGCCTGCTTAGCCTTGGCGCGCTGGACCATACCAATCAATGCATCGGGATCAGATCCGTTGTCGTTGTCTGCGGTGTATGACGGCGCCGGCACATCGCGCGGCTGCGACATGCCGTCTTTTATGCCTCTGGATATGGTGCCCTTTGACTTTTGGAAGTTCGGCCACTGTTGGGTTATCGCCTCAAGGCTTGATCGAGCATCAGACTCAGATATGTGGCCGCCACCGACAAGACGACCGATCTTGAATGATGCGTCATTGAGTGCTGCGTTGCGTCCGCCCTGCGGTGTGCTAGCCAAGTTCTGAAGCTCAGAGTTTACCGCTCTGTCGACATAGACTGGATTGCTGCCAGTCGCCTGGCTGGCGCCAGTGTATGTCGTGGTGGATGCTGGTTGGTGCTTGGTGATAAACATGTCGACCAACCAGGCCGGAGCATCGGCGAACTCTGGCAGACGATCGCCGTCATGGTCAATCCATGCGTATCGTCTGCCATCAGCCATGACGCTGCCTGGTCCGATAATGTAGCCACCTTCGGCCCTGCAATCCACGCCTGGAGCAATTGCTGCTCTGTTTCTGATTCCTTCTATGTGTTTGAACATGATGTGCGTGCCACCGTTGGCCGTGCTGGCGCGCGCCGTGTCGGGTAGTTGACCGTGAATAGCCTCTTGAGCGGCAAGCCACTCGTGGCCGTCTCGAAGCGTGCCGTCTTCATTAATGTGTCTATCAAGGTCCAATACCCACGCTCCCAAGGATGAGCCTGTAGGCAGGCCAATCAATGCGTTGGGGTGGCGCTCGTTAAACCATATATCGATGATCCGGCCTGAGCGTGTGGCATCCTTTAGGCCAAAACTGGTGTATGGTGCCTTTTCGGCGAAATCAATTATCTCGCCAGTGGCATGGTCGACACCTTCGCTGGCCATTTCTCGGCAGGGAAAAACAGCGACCCCAGCAGCAATGAAGGCGCGGGCGACATCGAGTGGTGCTTTGGTGCCGCCAGCTACAGGTGGTTTGAATGGTTGTACCATCAGTTCCTCCGAAAATTCTTATTGACAGACCGGACATAATGTCCTACCTTGTATTCACCAAACAAGGAGACCACCACAATGACCACCCCCGCAATTGTTGCCGCAATGCTTGCCCGTCCCTTGACCCACAAGGTTGTGACGACATGGTCCGACGGTTCGATGAACGAACTTGATGTCCGCTCCATTGCTCAAGCTGAAAACCACAAAATCACGATGTCCCGCATGGCGGGTCGTGATCTGATTAGCCGCAAAACTGGCGAAATGGTTCGCGTTACGTCCATTGAGATAGTTGCGTTGTGACGCCTTCCGAACTTGAAATCCGATGTTCCGCCTTATTTGGCGCGAATTGGCAAACTGAACTCGCGCGCCAATGTGGAGTTGACGCGCGAACGGTTCGTCGGTGGAAGGCTGGCGCGACTGATGTGCCGCCTTGGGTGAACGCGCTGCTTCACGCATGGGAGAAGTTGCGTGCGATGGGCGTGGATTGGGCTTGATGGTTGTCGTTAGCTACCGACGCCAATGCCCGCTCGACCCTCATGATTGCTCGCCCGATGGCTTCTGGGATTTGCGGGAGGACGGCGTCGCCGAACGCTTCGACGATGAGGCTAGCTGCAACTGTCCCGCGAGGACCGCCGACTGCAATGCGCGACTGAGCCACCCAACCGGATAGCCCATCATCCACCCGTAGGTGATGGGCAAGGCCGCCGTTCCAGTCAGACCATGGCTCTGCAGGAGATTGGCCAGCGCTCTCGCTCCCGCCCATTTGTCCGAAGCTCTCCCCGTCATCGCTCCATCCATCACCGCATCCATCGTCGGGCTCTTGCGTCGATCGTATGCGGGGCTCCATCCGTCCATCCGCTTGTCCCGCTTCGTTGGAGTTGGCAGGGTTTCCAAAGCGTAGCGAAGCAGGTTCGGCGTATCGATCTGCGCCTTCTGGCCGTTTGCCCTCTTGCCAGTCTCTATCGCCTCCTTCGACAGCGTCCGTCCGCCGTTCGGCTTCACCGGGGTTGGCATCATCCACGCATGTTTCGACGGATAGCCCCTCAGTTGAGACAGAACATCCCTGCGCCCGCCCCTGTCCGCATCCGTCTTCCGTGGCGTGGCCAGCATCGCCCTCCATGGATCGCACGATTCCCACTTCTGCATGCTTGGCGCTGCGAAATTTGCCTGCGTCGTCGGTGTGTGAAAGATTGAACCCGATGAGCCAGGACCGCTTACGCTCGTGGTTGGCGCCGATGTCTCCAGCACTAACCACGAATGGCCAGCAGGTGTAGCCGATTGCCGCCAATGCATCGATGACCCGGTCTGCGCCTCGAGTTCGGAGATTAGCGCTATTCTCAAGAGCGAACCAACGAGGGCGGCATTCGTCGATAAGTCGGATGGCCTCGAAGTAGAGACCGCTTCGCTCTCCGTCGACGCCTTTGCCTTTTGTGTTGGCGCTGCTGATATCCTGGCACGGCGGGCTTCCGACGACGATATCTGGAAGTCCAATACCGTCCCGAATAAGTCTGTCTGCGGTAAGAGTTGTGACGTCGTCATAAACTGGCACTCCCGGATTATTTTCTGAATAAAGGGCGCGGCGCCAATCGATGACTTCGCATGCGGCTATCGTGCGATAGCCGGCGCGATGCATCCCAAGGGACCACCCACCGGCCGCTGCGCTGAATAGGTCGAGGACGCGGACGCGCTGGTCTTCTGGAAAGATGTGATTGATGATATCCATCAAAACGGCGCCGCTCCCTCTCTCAACAATTTCCGTAGCCGATCGGCGAAGCCCATCACGGCAGCCTTGGCCAGCAAGCGCTGGTCTAGCTCGTCATAATGCGCCAGGTCCGTAAGATTGCCCTTGGACTCGATGTAATCGCCCATGGCATCAACTGCGCCATCCAAGGCGGCGAGTTCGTATAAGTCCATGCGCCGCACCTTGCGAAGCTCCTCGACGAGCAGGATGCATTCGCCACACAGATAGCCTGGGTCGCCCTTCGGAGTGATGCCAATGCCGATCGCGCGGCGACCGCAGCAGTGGCAAATAGTGGGTTGGCCCCGCTCATCCACCGTCGGCGTGAACGGGATGATGGGTTTGGCGAGTTGTTGTTCTCGGGTTGAGAGTTTGGTCATGCTGCTACCCCCTTACCGCTTGAGACCGACCGGCCCGATAGTCCGGTTGCTGATCCGCGAACTTCCCGTATATCTGCCTGCCCCCCCCGCTGGCTTCGTTGTCATTGTCACCGAATAACGGGCCCGCCGTGGCCACCTGCTTGATTGCGCGAGCTTTGCGGGCGACGGGGCCAGCGTCGGCTAAACGCAGCCGTTCGGCAATGTCGGCTTGATATTCCTCTTCACGCTCGACGAGGATGCATTGCATGCCCTCGCGCCATGCCGCCTCGCCTGTGCTACCGCTGCCGGCGAACGGGTCGAGAACGACGCCACCCTTGGGTGTGATGAGACGGACCAGCCACTGCATCAGGTCAACGGGCTTTACGGTCGGGTGCTTGCTACCGATGCGGTCGATCTTGTCGGCCTTGGCTGAGTAGAAGAAGCGGGCCGAGCCATCGGGAAAGGCTCCGGTGACTTCAGGCGAGTCGTCGTGGATGATGTTGGCGGGCCAGCGGCCGAGTTCGTTGTGTTTGCTCGCGGTCAGGTTCGTTCCCTTGCCGCCGCCAAGAATAGCGTTCGGTGTGCGCGGTGGGCGCGACCTGTCGTCGCCATCGTTCGCGCCAACCCGACATCCATCCACATTGATCGCACCGGTGCCGTGCTCAAGCACATTCTCAGCAACCGTACCGCCAAGGGGCTTGCGGGCGAGCGCTATAGGCTCCCATGCTGGCTTAAGAGCCGTGCCCCAGCCATCCCACTCCTTGGCGTCGTCGGTGATCGGCTTGCCCTTTTCGCCACGAACGTATTCTGTCCCCTTGGCCGCCTGTCCGACTGTTTCCTCTTTGACAGCGCCGGCTTTTGGCGCGCAAAAGCCGGCGCTTTTGTCTATAGCTTTCGCGACATCATGGCTTTTCGGGAATCCAGATCCATAAATCCACGCCAACTGGTCGCGGATCTCAAATCCAGCGTCCTCGATCGCTACTGTCATGCGGTGATATGTGCGCGTTCCAGAGAATGCGGCGACGTGACCGCCCGGCTTTAGGACGCGCCAGACCTCAGCCCAGAACTCTTCACTGAATGCAACCTCGCCGGTATCCCAATTTGCCCCCATGAATCCCGCAGAAGCGCGCTTATAGGCATCGTTGCCAGAGGCGGGCGCACTGCCAGGCTTGCCGAAGCGCTTCTGGATAGAAACTAGTGCATAGGGAGGATCTGTGACGATCGCATGAATACTGTTGTCGGGTAGTTGTTTGAGTACATCGCGGTTGTCGCCGCCATATAAGGTAACCTTCCCGTCAAGAAAAACCTTTGGCTCAATCATGCTGCTCTCCTCATTGTGGTGTCGTTGGCGCGCCTGGTAAGCGCCCAAGTTTCAGGTGACATGGAGACGACTACATCTCCGATTTTTATCCACTTGCGCGATGCATCTTCTTTGCGATGGCACGGCGCGCAAAGAGTCACCAAATTGCTCTCGTCGTTCGCAACCCCGTCATCGTCAAACATGCGAAAAGGCGTCTTGTGGTGGACGTGTAAGTTTTCATTCGCGCCGCATTGCTGGCAGGTGTAATCGTCCCTCTTTAAGATACGGCGACGGATGGACTGCCAGTTGCTGCCGCGCTTGTAGACGCCGCCTCCATCCTGCCAGTTCGGAGTTATCTCGCCTTTCCAATGCGTGTCGCGGCACTCACGAGTACAGAACTTGCCGCCGCCAGCCCTGTCTATGACGCTTTCTAGCTTCTCAAATTCGCGACCGCAGCCGACACACTCCAGCGCCAGCCTCGGCATTTTCAGTTTCCTATTAGCTTCGTTCTGACAGGCTTTTGAGCAGTGAACGCCACGACCATGCGCCAAGCGTGACGGCGGGACACGGAACGATGACCCGCAAACGGGGCATGTCCGCTCTATTGTAGAGCGCGGCATTCTCATCTCCTCATGTGGTTCCCGTGCGTCGGTGGCGCGCGGGTGATATATAATGGTGACTAAGCGGCTGGCGTTGATACGCTATTGGGTATCGCCAACTGTTAAGGCGCGATAGCCGCCCGCAACAAGCCTGTAGCCGCAAGCCTCAACCCCGCCGCACTAGCGCGATGATGGACCGCGTTCGCCGCAGCCCTCTGGCGTATTTCCGCACCAAGGCGCGGTTCGTCCTTGGCCATCTCATCACAACCGACGGCCTGCTTGTCGTGCCATTCTGCCGCAAGATAGTAGGCGTCGGCTTTGGTGCGTTTGTCGGCGGCTACCGCCGCAATGATATGGCTGGTGGACGTTATAACCTCGCCGTCTTTCATAAGTTGGTGCAACTCCATCACTTCGCCTCCCTAGCCATCATCTTAGCAATAGGATTGCCAGCCGGCAGCAAACCGCCGTAAGGATCAAGATAAGAGCCATCCTCTTGAAGGCCGCCTCCGAACTGCAAGTCGTACTCCTCAGATTCAGACCATCCGCAGCATGGGCAGCCATATGGGCCGTAGATGATGCCGACGCCAACGTCTGCGCTATCACGCCACAACCCGACCTCTTCACATCGTGGGCATGGCGTCTCGTCCGTTATCAGAGGCCAAGGCCCATGGTCCTCGCCCGTAAGCGCGGCCAGCTTCTCGCCGTCGGCAATGAGGGCGGCTTGCATCTCTTTGTCGAACATTATGATGTCACCCTTGGAAATTCGTGAGGCACCTTGCAAAGCCAGTGCGTTGGCTCGCCATAGAACTTACGGCGCGTCTGCATAAAGAACGAAATGAAGGGCGACTTGTCGCACATGGTGGCAAGTTCGTCGTAGATAGCGAAGCGCGCCGCAATGACTTCGATGCCCAGCTCCTTCGGCGCGCTATCCATTGTTTTCCAGACCAAGTCGGGTTCCATCATTCCTCGTCCTCCGATGGCCCGTTCACGATTTCATCCATAACGACACCCGCATCGACCATCTGGCCCATAAACTCGCGCTTGTGCATGAGGCAGACAGAGATGGCGACATTGATGGCGGAGTTAATCTGCTGCCATTGCGCGTCTGTTATTGTGTAGGTTTCCATCACGCCCTCCCCGCACTTGCAACTTTCTCCTCCACGACCCTAAACCCCGGCACAGCCCTAGCACCGGCCCGCACAGCGGCGTCGGCGTTCTGCTGCGCCACGGCTAGCACTTCCGCCTTGGCGCGCGCCCAGCACCACTCCATGGCCGCCTCTTCGTCTTCTAGGACGGCAACCCACACCGTGCGCAACCCCGTCCCCGTCGTCGCGCTTTTCCAAGTGCGGTTCGCTGTCTTCTCCAGCTTCTTCGCCTCGGCCAGCTGCTCCTCGGCCTCCTCGCGCGCAGCAAGATTGCCAGAAGAAGCGCGGATGGCTTCGTCGGCCTTCCGTTTGGCTTCTGCGGCTTCGGCTGCAATGCGGTCGGCTTCTACCTTTGCTGCCTCAGCTTTAGCGGCACGGTATGCGGCCAGCAGATCGCCGAGCGCTGACTTGCCAAGATCGACCTTACCTTTCTTGGGCTGGATGTAGGGATTGAACAGCGATTGCACCGCCGCCACGGCGTCATCAAGCGGCTTCTTCTTCTCGACGCGAAGCTCGTCCGCCTGCTTGCCGAGCGCATGCAGGCCGTCATAGAGCTTGGTGATGGCATCGTGCATAGCTTCCGACGCGATAGGCTCGCCGTCGGCGAAGTTGCGGGCCTCTTCGTAGAGGTCGTCGATCTGCTGGAAGATTGCTTGTTCGGGTGGGAGGTTGTGGGTCTTGGGGAGTTCTGCGAGGGCTTCGACGCCGGCGATGTTGAGGGGGTTGAAGCTTGTCACAGGCCAGCCTCCACGCCGCTAATAAGGTTGCCGCCAACCAGCACAGCAGACGGCGCAAATCCGCCGTTAGCGATGCGCAGCCACGCCTCATAACTTGCCGTCTGTCCTGCAAATGAAGATGCGCCAGTATCGGCCAGCCAGCGAGCGAGATCTTCCGGCGTCTCAAACGCTGGAGAGATCGGCGTTCCTTCTGACGTGTCCTCGTACATCATGAAATGTGTGCGCTGCTCGTCTGGCCATGATGGCATGTAGCCATCGCGCTTTGGTGGCTCACCGTAGTAGTCGACGGCAGCCTCCAGCCCTTCGGCATTCGCCTTTTCCATGAATTCTGCGGCAGCGTCATCATAGCTACCGCCCAACATTGGAATATGGCGCCCTACCGCGCGTGAGAATGGTGCGTTATCTGCTGTATATCGTGGATGGTCCCAATCAGCAGGAACCATTCTTACTTCACGTCCCATAATCATCTCCCCTATAGTGGTGGCATTCGGTACAGTCACAATAGTCAATTTTGACAAATTTGTCAAGCTATAGAGCAACTAAAAGGGTATGGAATCGTCCATGTCCCGTCGCCAACTGGCGTTGTCGTTGGCTGGCTGTGGTGTGTTGTCGTTGGCGGCAGCCCGCTCGCCGACGTGGTAGTCGACGACATTCCAATACTTACCACTTGGGACGACGGATATTTCGGTGGTAGTTGATAGCTCACCCTGTCGCTCGATCCACTCCATGGCAGTCTTTGGATACGGAGTAGAGCCGCCGTGGTCCTTCCAAAAGCGGTCGGCATTGGCCTTGAATTGCCCACCCTTGAATTCCGGGCATAGCCAACTGTTGATGGATGTAAATCCAACCACGTAACTTATCTTTACGGTCGGTACTTTATCGCCCTTGACATGGTGGAAGAATTTTCGATCCGTAACCGTGCGCCAATCATCCTCTGCCACCGTCGCCAAAATCGCAACATCGGTCGGTCTAGCCGTAAACTTCGGCTTTTCATCGAATGTGAACTCGTATTTGCAGTTTGGACAAATACGAGCACTGGCTGCGCAGATTTCTTCGCATCCAAATTTACCGCTAGGATCGGCTTCATCCTTGGGGCAGAGCTTGATTGGAGCCTCCCCTTGACCGGAGCCAGGCTTCTTGGGCGTCACGCAATCCACAGGTCCATGTCTCTCGATGTTCCCTGCAAAATTCATATAGCGGCAGTTTGGCTTTGGCCCACGCGCAATTGCTGCCTTTCGTTCTTCTGCTGTAACCGCATCTGGGTTAAATCCAGGCGGCCAAATGACACGAGTGCCACGAACGGCACGCTGCACATATCTGTTTGTGGATTCGGTCGGCGCCATATCCGCCACCAGATCGATGCATGGTATGTTCGTGCCCGTAGACAAGACGTTGTCATTTGTGCAGCCCCACAAACGGCCAGCTTTCAGGTCAGCAATGATCTGTCGGCGCTCACCTTTCGGTGTCTTGCCGCTCAACACTGCGCACGTCTTTCCGTACTTGCGCACTTCGTCTCGAACATGGGTGGCGTGCTCTATGCCGTTGCAAAAGATGACTGCGGTTCGTCTGTTTTCTTCTTGTGCATACCGCATGATTTCGGCAACGGCGGCTATCGTCAGTTCTTCCTTGTCTGTCGCCTTTGCAAGGTCTGATTTCTTGAAGTCACCTCCGAGGCGATGCACTCCGGCCATATCGTAGCTGGTCTCGACTGGCTTACTGGTAAGACGAGACAGATAGCCGTCTTCAATGCCCTGTGCCAAACTGTACGTATAAACTACAACGTCAAACAGGCGGTCATCGCCTTCGTCCAGCCGCCCTGAATCAAGGCGATATGGAGTCGCCGTAAAGCCAACCAACTTCATGTCTGGATTGATGGCAAGAAGTGCAGCAATGAGTTTGCGATACATCGTGTTGCCGTCATTCGGCACGAGGTGCACCTCGTCGATGATCATGACATCGATGTGGCCGATCTCCGCAGCCTTATCATGCACGGTCTGCAATTGACCGAAGATTACCTGTGATTGACGATCACGACGTCCAAGGCTGGCGGCATAAATACCAGCATTGGCGAATGGGCACATTCCAATGAATTCTTTGAAATTGTCGCCGACCAACTCCTCGACGTGCACGCACGACAGGACGCGCAAATCCCATCCTTCGATAAGGCGCTTGATAAGCATTGCCATCGTTCCGCTCTTACCGGACCCGCCGGCCATGTCGACAAGCGGGTGGCCTGGCTGCTCCGACCAGTAGTCGAAGATGGATTCGACGGCCTCGATTTGATAATAACGAGGGGTGAAGATCATCGGCTGACCTCCTCAAACGGAATGCCAGCCTTAGCGAGCCGAGACCGCATATCCGCCGTACCCGTCCCACCTGGGAACACGAGACCGAAGTCAGGCTTGCCGTCGTCAATCATCTGCTGATTACGGCGGGTGCCAGCGGTAACGTCATATGGCTTGCCGTTCCGTGTGTAGCGAACTACGGCGTCAGGATGGCTGGTGTCATCCCAATCAGACGGGAACGGCTCAACATCGATGCCACGTTGTCTAGCCCACGCCTTCGCGCGGATATCCAGACCGCTCGCCTCGCCCTCGATAAGGAAGGACACAGGACGCCGGGCGTGAAGTTCGTCGAGCGCCGCAAATATACGCGTCGTGTCGCTGTAGTCTCTGCCTCCGGTTACTACTAGTCGCATCACGCCGCCCTCGCCATATCGCGCTCTTCTTCCCGCGCCATAGCCTGCGCCAGCCTGATTGCATCTTCACGCACCACGATCCAACCTGCGGAGCGCAGGGCTGTAAGGATGCTAGTGGCCCACAAGCCGCCGTATGCTTTCTCCAGCGTCTCTTTGGGGCTCATGCCGCAGCCCTCAGCCGCAAGCGCTCACGTTCGGTGATCTGTCGCGCCCTCTCGCGGCCAACGCCCAATTGCGCACCCACCTCGTCAAGCGTATGACCCATGGCGCGATGCAACAATGCGCCGCCACCGCGTCCGCCCATATCGGCCAAGATCGACGATAGCTCCATCGATTCCAGTTGCGACGGTTGTACAGCGCAATTTAGCAGCGCCCTCTCGTCTGACACGATTGACATGTGGCGAGATCTAACTTGCTGCTTGCGCCGGCCGTTCTGTGCGACGTGCCGCATGCATAGCGTGATCCAGTTATAAAAGCCGCCAGTGGGCCGGAACGACGTCCAGTGCGAAAGGATGTAGACGATGCTTTCGTTGAGGATGTCTTCTTGCTCTGTCTTGTTGTTTGTCAGCTTGAATGCCAGTCGCTTGAGGTGCGGGTAGTAGCTCATTAGGCGTGCGTCGAAAGTGGTGGGGCGGTTGTCGTTGGCTGGTGTGGTCATGTGGTCTCCTCTTGTGGTGTGTCGTTTCCTTGGCTTTGGTTGCCCGTGTTCGAGGTTTTGTATCAATTTGGCTGGTGAGGCCGGATGCGGTCAGTGGGTGGCGCCGTCTATCCAAATTTCTCCCGACGCCAGCAAATAGCTTATGGTCTCCGCCTCTTCATCCACCTCCTGCAAAACACCTGGAACCATCGCTGGAATCGTGATGTGGGCGGGACACCCAATTTTTTGCTCATCGAAAGAAATCGGCTTCGACCACCTGGCACACGACCAGTGCCCGTCTCCGCCAATTTCAGGGGATGCATGGATGCAGGAACGGCACGTTGACCTAGGCCATTCGCCGTGGTGGCATACCTCTTTCTTGCGGCAGAACATGCAGCCGAAAAAGTCTGGCTTCTCCGATATCCTCGATGGCGGTTCTGGCGAGTTGATGACGCGCTCAAGCCTTGCCAGCAAGCGCAGGCAGAACTCGACGTCATATTCGATGCGCTCGGCGTACAGATCGTCGCTATCTTTGCAGCTTACAAGGTAAAGGCATCTCGTCAGACCAAATGCATGCATGCCAAGCTGGCACTGCCCATAATGAAGTGGCTTGCTTTCCTTGCATCCCTTCTTCTGGATATCTGCGAAGTTCTTCTTGTTTGCGCTCTTAAATTCTAGGAGGTGCTCGGTTCTGGGCGCCTCTGGAATGCCCATCGCCTTGCCGTCGCACTTGCCGCGGACATGCGATCCGACAAGGCGGATTCTGTCTTGCTGGCCGTAGACATCAACGCCGATTCGTTCGAGGTCGGCGACAAGACGGTCCTCTTCCAAGTTGCCAGTCTGAAAAAGACGCAACTGCTTGCCGGTATGCTTTTCGACAGGGAGAGCCCATCGAAAAGCATACCAAACGCTTCGGTCGCAAGCGTCGTTGGCTTCACCGACGCTGATGCCAAGGCTATCCCACGATTCCGCAGCGGCTTCGTAGGCGGCATAGATGGCGCTTACGGTTGATGGTTGGATGCGTGGGATGGGCGCCATTAGATGCGAACCGGCATCAATACGGCCAGCAACTCCGGCACCTTCTCAGAAGTAAATACGGCAGGACTCCCAGAGTCGCCGAGCGCCAACTGAATGTTGCCAGCAGGGAAGATGCCAACCAGTTCCGTTAGGTAAGCGGCGTTGAACCCGATATCGACGGGCTGACCATCGTAGGCGACAACGATTTCGTCGGACGCGCTGCCTTGATCTGGGTTGTTGACCGTGAGCGCAGCAGTGCCTTCGGCAAAAGACAGCTTGACGGCACGGCCACGCTCGGAAGAGACGACAGATACACGACCGGCAGCCTGGCGCATGTCGTCGCTGCCGAAAACGATATTCTTGTCGTTGCCTGTGGGAATAACGCGCTGATAATCAGGGAACGTGCCGTCGATCAGTTTGGAGACCAGCACAAAGTCGCCGGACTCAATGCGGATCTTCTGGCTGGAAATCGAGACGGCAACCGTGCCTTTCGGGAGTAGCGATACAATTTTGCGAGGAACAATGACGCCATCGAATTCCGGGACAGACGGCCCGACGTGCCGAGATAGACGATGGCCGTCCGTTGCTACGGCGCGCAAATTGCCATCTTGAACGTGCATGAAAATGCCGTTGAGATAATATCGCGTTTCCTCTGTCGAGATCGCAAACGCCACAGGCGCAAACAGCGCCGCAAGATCGATATCGAACGTGGCGTCAAACTTGCCGCCATCAAGCGACGGGAAGTCATCGGCCGGTAAAGTTGGCAGCGTGAACTGGCTACGGCCAGACTTCACCGTGAGGCGTCCTTTGTCCTCGGACAAGGAGATGTCGCCTGTGGATTTCTTTGCGATATCCGACAAGAGCTTGGCGTCGACACAGACGGCTCCTGGCGCGCTAACGGTCGCGGCGGCTGCGTCGGTAGCAACGATATCGAGATCAGTGCCGGTGACCGTCAGGCGGCCGTCTGTGGCGGTAAGTTTGATGGCTGACAGGATCGGGATGGTCGTACGAGCCTCCACAACGCGTCCGACGTTTGTCAGGACGCGCGCTAGGTCGGATTTGGGGATTGTTAGCTTCACGGTGGTCTCCTCTTGTAGTGGTGAGGCGGGCCGCTGGTGAGGCCCGCCGTTGTTGTTACTTGGAGCCCCAAGGCTTACGACCACCGGCCGCTGCCGCAGCAGGTTTCGTAGCCGCCACCGCCGGCTTGTTGTCATTGGCTGGTACTGGCCGGTCCTCGTTGCGCTTCTTGCCCTGCGTACCGTCACCGATAACACCTAGTTCCGGAACCGGCTCCTTGGCCGCGTCGTCGGTATAGAAGAAGCGATCGATCTGGTTCTTGTCCTTGAAGAAACCACCAGCAGGGTTTGCGTTACCGATTTGAATGCCTACTTCGGCCACGAACGACTTGAACAGCAGGTCGTCAGTGTCGGTATCTGCGGTGATTTCCACGCCGACGGAACGGCCAAATCTGTCGAACATGGGCTTGCCGTACTTGTATGCGGGAAGCTGGTAGCCGTCGGGATGGACGATGGTCCAATAGGCCCAGAACTTGCGGCCCTTGAACTCTTCCGGCTCGATCACTTCGAATGTGATTTCCGCCTGATAGCCCTTGTCGTCCTTGGTCTTCGGAAGGTTGATAGCTTCCGCCTGGAGGCGAGCATACATGTGCGGCAGGATGCCGCCACTGCCGCCCTGCTTCTCTGTATTGTCGAACTCCGCTTCGTAGTCATTTCCGATTCTAGCCAAAATATTCTCCTTCGTGTGGTGGTTAGGTTAGTTTCTTGGTGCGGAAAGCTCTTTTGCCTTCAGCACTGCCAGTCGCTTGTCGGTGAACAAGAGCGGCTGGTTATCGTTTACGACATGCGCCCAAAGGCCTCGCTCTATTTTGGCCTCCAGGCCGTACTGGCCGTTAGTTGCTATGTAGACGCGGTGCTTACGGCCAGCTACGGGATTACAGAAGGCGATCATGCCTCTTCCTCCTCTTCCTGCTCGACAACGGCCGTCACGACGTCAGGCTGCGGCGGGAAGTAAGTATTGAGTGCTGCGAACCCATGGCCCTGCTTGAGTTCAATGATTGGCTTCGGAAAATCGTATCGGGAGCCGGCGATAAATCCGGGACGCTCTTCAACGGCGATGTTGATTTCCCCGCTACCCTGACCGCGCTTTGCAGTCTTCTTGAAGCCTAGATCTTCCTTTTGGATCGATACGCGCTGGTGTAGGAAGCCGATGAGGTCGGATGCTGCGCAAATCGCTTCAGCCGCCGTCTCACGGACGTTCGGCATGTAACGCGGGTAGCTGTCCGTCGTCACACCCGGCACGGTCTTGGCCTTGACGTGTGAGATAAGCACGACATAGAAACCGGCCTTCTTGAGTGCCAGCATCTTCTTGATGAACTCTAGCCAGATGCTATGCGCAGCGGTATAGCCGTCCCCATATCCAGGCTGCGTGATATCAGCCCAGCCGTTACGGGCGCAGGCTTCGGCATTGATGAACACCTCGAGACCGTCTAGCGCGTCCACAACAAACGTGCGGCGGTCATGTTCAGCCTCAAGCATGAAGTTCGCCTGATCCATCACGTCTTCGAACGACTCCGATACACCAAAAGACTTCATCGGCGCTCCAGCAGACTGACGTTCGCCCTCGCCTGTGCGGCAGTAGTACGGCGCAGGAAACTCAGATGCCAACGTGGTCTTGCCTAGCTTGGCGCCACCATAAATCGTGGTTATCGGCGGATCGGTATCGGACGTATCTTTCAGTTCGTCCCATGAAATTGCCATGCCTTACCTCCTAATGAAAATAAATGACGGCTGCGATGAAGACCAAAGCCAGGATCGCAGGAACCCAGCTAAACGGGTCCGGCCACCAGCTTGCCGGTGTCGATGTGGCGTGTGCTTCTCGCTCGTTGAGCCAGTCGCCAAACTTGTTGCCAGCCCAGACGAAGCCGTACATCACAGCAAGGGCGATTGCGCCGACGCCGATGGACGGAAAGAAGAGTGCAGCGACAAATGCGGCCGCCGTGATGGCGGCAACCAAGGAGCGCCGGATGATGGGTGCGGTGAAGTTGGTTGGCTTCTTCTTGAGGTTTGGCGCATCAACGGGCACGTAGTCCAACGGTGTGCCGGTGAGTGGCGGGAGCATGGTCATGCTGCCACCCGCTGATCAGTGATTATGTTTTCGGAAAGACGGCGCATCGTGTCGACGAGCGGGTTGACGTGATCGACATCGATACCGTTCTGCCTGCCGAGCTCGATCACATCGGACAGGGCGGTCATGAATTCCTTCATGCGGGTTTCGTCTTGCGATGGCAGCGCGGCGATGAAGGCGTCTAGCTTGTCAAGGAATTCTGCGGGCATCTTGGCTTTGGCGTAATGGTAGGCGCTGCCATATGCTGTTTTTTTATCATCCCATTTAAGGTAGGCGGTAAGTTCTGAATTCGCCCTGATGGAGAATGCTGCGTCTGGGTTACGCAAACCCTTAGCGTTCATGGCTGCCGGCATGGTGTTGATGCGCTGCTGCACGTCTTCGATAGTCATGTTCATGACAAGTCTCCTCTTAGCCGTGCGCTCGGTGGGCGCACGGCGTTTCTGTGGTGGCTGGTTTGGTGGTGTTCTAAAGCACGATAAATGCCAGGAAAATCAGCCATCCCCAACCGTCATGGCCAGAATAGGCCACGATGGCGGCTCCGACTGCGCAAACCGACGCAAAGCCGTACTTGGTCATGCTGCTATCTTGTCGACGAAAGCCTCGACGGCCCTCTTGGCAGAATAAAGATCAATGCTGGCTTGCTCGCGAAGAGCCTTGATCGACGATATCTTCTCGCCCTTGGCGGCAAGCGTCTGCCACTCATGCTCGTATGTTGGGGCGGCTTCCTGGCTGGTGGTCGTCAGGACGTAGACGCCGAACTGCTGGCCCTTGTGCTTGCGTGCCAGTCGAGTTGCTTCGGTCGCAGCGGCGGATTCGGTCGGGTGAACGAACGGACGTTCTGAGGGCTTCGGCACGCCGTTCTCGATCAGGGCAACGATGGCTGTGGGGTGCCGCTTTGGCAAGATTGTGGAGAAGAGCACAAGACTATCTGGTGATTCAGTGCTGACGCCATCGTGTCCGCCAAGATCAACCTGAATTCCCCAAGTGCTAACGTTGATGACTACAGCTTTCTTGCCGCGCGCTGACGAGCTGTAGTCATCGCGGAATTTTACAATATCCCCAACCTTGAACTTCGGCTTGGCCGTAGCAACCGCAGGCTCGTCGATCCATTCGGCGATGAGCGCGTCATCTTCTTCGCCATTTCGTTGCATGTAGACGGCGCCACTTTCTATATATTTCTGAGGTGACATTGTCTTTGTTCCGCCGGTGCTTGTAATGACGGCACCTTTTCCGCTGAACACTCCGTCAGAAATTTTAAGCATCGGCCCGACCTTGCGGCCGTCGTGGGTCTTATAGAACTTGCCGGCTTCGACGGTGAGGGCTGCTGGCTTGATGAATTTGAACTCAATCATCGGGCCACCGCCACCTGGACGATTGCTGTAGTAGGTATAGTTATCGGTAATCTTGGTGACGACGAACTCGTTGTTGATCAGCTCACCCTCTCTGCGGCGCCAGTAGGAATTCCAGTGTTCAACAAGATCACTGGCACATCCTGCCGTCTTGTCCTCAATGACCCGATCTCCGACCTTTGGCACCCACTTGGGAGTGACGAGTTCGAATCCGGTGGCGCGGCTACGCCGGTCTCCTTCACTGTCGAAGAATACGGCGCGCTCGCCATCTTCAGTAAGGGTGAAGACTTCACCGAGATCGAGCCCAACTCGTCTTTCCGTCATTCTGATCTGTTGACCTTTCTTGTAACCCATCACGCCGCTCCTTCCGTTTCTGTGTCCGGCGCCAAAGCGCGCCCTTTGGTGAAATCGACTTGCACGACGTTGGTGGTGTCTTCGGCCTCGATAGGGACGCCGTCGTCGCTGTCGTCGCTGATGTCGAGTTCCCATTCGTGAAACTGCAAGACCTCAAGGGAGGGGCTGACTCGGATCAGAACGAGGCTACCCATGAACCCGATGACGATGCCGAAAACGTTGGCGTTCATCTTGTGCTCGACGACGTCGCCAAGTTCGATGCAATTGCAATCTGGGCAACTCATGCTGATACCTGCAGACTGTGCAGACGCACCACGCTCACAGGCATCACACCTGACGTCGTCGAGCATCCGCCGTTGTGCGGCATCATCTTCGTGATAACGTCGGGATTGTTGTCATTGGCGACCGCTGGTGTGCCGCGCGGAATACCAGAGCCGTAGGCTCTGTTCAGGCGTTGATAAATCGCCATCGGTTTCATGTTCCAATGTCTGGCAATTTGGGCGATAGTCGCCCCTTCTGCCTTCATGGCATACATATCGGCTGTGGCTGCATCACTTCTGAGCTGCATAATCTCTCCTCTTCTGTAGTGGCGGTATCAACGGTTGGTCGCCGTTGACATTGGATTTGAACACTAGTACAATTTGACAAATTTGTCAAGATTTCAACTGGTGTTATTAGATGTCACGATTCTCCGATACGCTTACTGCAGAGATAAAACGCCGCGAAATCAGCGATACCATGGCAGCCGAAGAGTTCGGCTGGACAAAGCAAGCATTCAGTACATGGAAGCGCGGCGTACTGCCGCGACAACAATGGTACGGGCCGTTGTCGCGGTTTCTTGGTATTGATGTCCATGAGGTCGAAGCGCTCATCGACGAAGCACGCACAGCCACCAACCCACCAGAACCAACGGCTGGCCGCGTTACTGATCGCAAGGACGGCCGCTTTCATTTCGACAGCATCCCTGCCGGCCGCTACGCATTCTCCGTTGACACGCGCGTTATGGAGCCTGCCCTCGTGCTTGGCGGCAAGGCTTGGGCGCAGCCCGGTATCTGGCCTCAGCCTGGAAACGACGTTATCGTGCACGCTAAAGGTGGGTCGGCATGGATCGGCCAACTTTCCGCATTGGGCGTCGGAGAGGCTACGCTCAAACGGCAGGCCGCCGATGAACTGACCGTGCGCGATGTTCTGGCCGTGCATGTCATTGTCCTTTCTGAGCGCGTTGCTGGCGGTAGCGGTGGCGGAAACAAAAAATAACTTGACAAATTTGACGAACCAGTGGTAATGTTTCGCCGTCGCTGTGGTGGCGATATCGAAAGCTCGCGTCTAGTCATTCCCGCAATGGGTGTCTCCTCCGCGAAGCTAGTAGGAAAAATTTCACCGAGTCGCTAAGCGAGTGGTGTCGGCCTTCGGGTCGACTCGGTGAATTTTGAACAACACAAAAAGCGCCTGCAGACTTATTTGTCTGCGGCGCTTTTGTTTGTCTGCATGATGTTGATTTGATTTCTCATCGGTCCCTCCTTTAATTTTTACTGCTTCTAAAAATAGGAAAAGCCGCCCAAATGGCGGCCTTCTTCTTCTGGGAGGATCGCGACCTTTCGCTATAACCGCTCTTCTGACGGGGATTTCCTTTTCATATTGCCGCATAACATTGTCTCCTTATCATTGTGTCTTTGGGTCTAGCGCCCTGTCGGCTTCTTTTTGTCCGTTCACAATCACCTTTTACCGCTTTACCGATTCTATGTCAACACTAAACCGGTTTTATTTTTCCACAATTTCGGTATATGCAACCGGCATGCAAAAGTTAGGCGAAGTAATCAGGAAGGCCCGCAGGGACCTAAAGATGACACAAACGGATTTGGCGACAGCGGTTGGCCAGAGCCAAAAGACTGTGTCTGATTGGGAAAACGACAACGTCTCTCAAATAAGGGGATGGGAAAAGGTCGCCGACGTTCTTGGTATCGATCGTGATCTTTTCATGAAGCTGATGAGCGAAGCTGTATCGATGAATCCGACCATGAAGCGTATTGCCCCGGCCGTGCGCGACTTCATGGAAAGCTCACAGACAATGCGTGTCACACCCAATATTATTGCCGATCAAATGTCTTCTTTTGGTGCTCGAGATGTTCCTGTCTATGGGCGCGCAAAAGGCGGAGAGGACGGCCTGTATCAGTTCAACGGCGAGGTGCTTGGTTGGGAAATGAGGCCGCCGATTCTTGCTGGCGTCAAAGAAGCGTATGCAATTTATGTCGACGGCGAGAGTATGTTCCCTCGCTACAAGCCAGGTGAGACGGTTTGGATTAACCCGAACATTCCGCCATCGCGGGGCGCCGACGTCATCGTGCAACTGCACCCATCCGACGAAGACGATCCGCCTCACGGATTTATCAAGGAATTCGTTGGGTGGAGCCCGAATCATCTGCGTCTTCACCAGTGGAACCCGGTCGGTGAAATCACCTACCCTCGAGATAGGGTGAAGTCAGTTCACCCTATCGTATACTCGCAACGGTAAAATACCGATTTAGTAGTTGACACTATTTCGGTAATTCGATATCTATCTCCTCACCGCCACACCTAACCAGGCGGCCACCACTGAGGAGACGGCAATGAGACCGAACCAGATTATCGATGAGGACCACGTTCCGCTGGCATGCTGTGCAGGCAGCGCCGAGCCGATGCGCCGCGCAGATTACAGAGCCAAGAAACATCCACGCCCGCGCAACGTAGATTGCCGCGGGCGTTTTGCGTTGCGTGCGCAAAAGCCGGGTCGTGTGCTGGCCGAGATGGGCGGTGCGGAATGAGCGCGTCCCTAAAAGTACCGGCACTCAACGAGCCGCTTTTATCCGACAGCGACACGATCTACGCCGATTACAACTACGTCGCCGACGGTAAGCCAGTTACCAGCGGACTGGCACGGCATCACCGTTCGCGAATTCAAAATGCGCCTCGGCGCCAAGGAAATTCGCCGTTGCGACCTTATTGGCCGGTCGATGCTGGTGGAGTTCGTTTGATGACCCTCCGTTACCTACTTCAAGACCTATGCGCCGCGTTGTCCGCTGGCGCATTCGTCACCGCCGTCGCCATTTGGGCGTCGTACCTGACGCACTGACCACCACCACACCACGAAGAGGAGACTGAAACATGGCAAAGAGAGCCGACACGACTGCAGCACTGATCACCTACAAGGGCTTCGGCAATGACTGGAAGTGCAACCCCGGCGGCGTGTCATTTCAATATGAGATCGGCGCCACATACAAGATCGACAAACCGGTAGTGCGTTGCGGCGCAGGCGCTTTCCATTCGGTTATGATGCCCATGGATGCATGGAGCTACTACGGCCCGGCAACGAGCAAATTCGCCCTTACGACGGCCAGCGGCAGTATCGTTGACGATCCAGACGGCGACAGCAAAATTGCGTCTGCCCAAATCACGATCAATGCTGAACTGCGCCTGCCTGAATTCATTCGAGCTGCGGTCAAATGGATCGTCGATGCGGCGAAGGAGAGCGTTACTTCCGGCTACCGTGCGCATGCCGCCAGCACCGGGGACTATGCGCATGCCGCCAGCACCGGGGACTATGCGCATGCCGCCAGCACCGGGGACTATGCGCATGCCGCCAGCACCGGGGACTATGCGCATGCCGCCAGCACCGGGGACTATGCGCATGCCGCCAGCACCGGGGACTATGCGCATGCCGCCAGCACCGGGGACTATGCGCATGCCGCCAGCACC